GCCATTCGGAATCCGTCGCATCTCAAACTGCCACGGCTTGATACTGGTACTGGTACCAAGCATCATCCCCTCGAGCGTGATATGGCATGTGCCCCGGTATGCAGGTGTCACGCCATCCTGAGACTGGAATGGAACCAGATAATCAACGATCGCCTGAGACTCGGAGCCAAGCCGCACAGACAGGGTGCCCACCACGCCACCCTGACCACTCGCTCCACCAAAGAACTTCGGCTCGTCAATGTCGATCTTTCCATCAGCTGACAGACCGACATCCCAAAGAACCTCGTCATCAATGAAGATCCTGAGCAGCTCATCAACAGGCCCGCGGCAAACACCCATCTGGATCCCGAGAAAATACCTGTATCCAGTGATGATGTTTTCAGACGAAAACAGCCCGGTCTTCACCTTCTCGGTGATCGCCTTGGGCTTCAAGTCTCCATACCAGATCACATTCGGGCCTGAGAGCTTGACCGTGCCCCAAAAGATCGGAACCGCCCGGCGCTCTGTCGCTGTCGGGAAGCTGAAATCACCAAGGGCGCTTGGTCTCTGATTGTCGTTTCGGGGTGATGGCTTGAGAACCTCAGAGAGGATCAGGGATGCGATGAATAGAAGTATGACGAAAAAACCCATATCACGATCCTTGGGCTACGCCCTTCACAAAGATATTCTCCCGAGGAACCCAATGGAAGCCTCCGAAGTTTAGCACATTCGAGAACTTGCCACTGCATGTGACGATATCGTGCCCGCACCCAGCGAACACCTGAACAGACGCGCCAACGCCCACAGTTGTTGGAAACGGGATCGGAACCGTGATCGCGTCACCTACATGGCTCAGGATCAACCTGAAATCGATCCCGGTTGGGCCAGTGACGAATCCACCAGTCGCCCAACCATCTGGTCTCGAGGGATCTGCCAGCCCATTGATCGTCATCACTCCAGCCGAGATCGAACCAATCAGACCGACATACCTGAATGAGTTTGAGTCAACCTTGCATCGTGAGTCGTACAGAACATGGTTGCATGTGCCTGAGAACACATACCTCGGGATCGTGCGAGACAAACCCGATGTCAACGGCTGAACGCTCACCTCAGCCTTGAGACCATCCAGAGTGAACGCTACAGCTCTCACAAGCCCAGCATAAATCAGGACGAACTCCTGAGCGACATCAGTCCGATGGATCCTTCGAATCCGTAGAGTCGCCTGCTGGCCGGGAACCACATTGATGTATCTCCGAACAAGCGGAGTCAGCGCAGGCATCGAGATCGTGATGATGTCGTCAGACTGCTCATCAGACATAATGATGGTGGTTCGATCGATCTCAAGCGGCTCATAGAGCAACGCATCGACAGTGATCGATTCCTCACCACTGGTGAAACGGTATGTGTCAGAGCCGATCGCAAAATCATAGAGCTCAACTGGGCTACCAGATTCTGTAGAAGATTCGCTCGCTGAATAACTCATTAGATCACACTCCGAATCGGGAAACCAATCGACGACTGACCGAGACCATCTTCGTGCCTGATACTGATATTGTCATCCGTGATGCGAACGCGCTGGACGAAATCAACTCGAGCGAACTCATCGGGGAAGATGTCCCGTGGAGCATTCACATTCAAGGTGATCTGCTCCTGAGTCGATGAAAGCTCTGCCGACGCGATGATCAATCCATCGAGCACAGTCCCATCGGTCAAGGTGATCCGAATCACAGCGTACCGATTCCGATTCTGTGCAAACCGAGTATACCCAACATTTGTGATCGTCAGAGTTGGTACCCCATTCGACCAAATAAGCTCCACATTGAGATCGCGGAACGATGTCGGTACAAAGAACGAAATCTGGCGACCCTTCAATGCATAGAGAAGCCTTCGAACCTTGTACAGATCCTCACGGTTCTTGGGCTTGAACTGGAATGAGGATCCGCGCCTGTTGTATGGAGTTGTCGAACCCTCGCTAAACTTTCCGGTCTGCCCATCCTGAACAATAACTCGACGATCAAAGGTCTCGCTCATCGTCCCCTCAACGGCATTGAATCCATCGAGCAGGATCTCACCAAACAACACACTCGATGCATCAGACACGATGAATGGGGTTGCGTCAGGGAAAGTGTCACCGACATCGTTATCGAGAACCTTGAACTCAACATCACGCTTGGCGAGATTCACATGGTACCGGGTGCCCTTGATCTGAGGGGATGCGTTCGCAGTCCGAACAGGCATCACAACGGTATCTACATCGAATCCGTTTTCGATCGGAGTGGAGAATGTGATCGTCGTAGAAGTGAACGATGCGATGGTCAGGGCTTCGAAGTTGATCTCGGATTGGATCACGATTGCAAGACCACCCACTCGATAGTCGGCAAAATCAGTGCTTCGAACATTGATCGTCGTATCCCCAGCCGTGATGACACTGGTGGTCGCTGTTCGATCAGTCCAGACAGGCAAACCAAATACACGCACCTGCCAATCAAACATCAGCATGTCGAACCGCATAAGCTCGGCACCCTCTTCTCGGAATATTGGGTACATAAACTCCTGCCGAGGGAACTTCCTGAGATTCACACGCTGCTCAGTTCCATCCTTCCGATCGAGGATGTCAGTCAGGAACCGGAGCCGCTCCTGAATGGGAAGATCAGGCTCAAACGGGAACATGATGATTCGGTTGCCAGTGAGCGGCATGGCGAATGGGTAGAGATCAAACACAAAGTCGATCGTGCCATCAATCGTTGGCGGGCCGTCCGCAGTCACCTGCAATGTCAGCGTGATCCCATCCTGAATCAGTAGGGTGAACGGGAGCACGGGCAAATCAGTGATTGAAATCCCGTCGCCAGCATTATTGACGAATGAATCGAAGGTGTGACTGCTGAATCGATCAGCGTTGTAGATCTGGATCGACTCCGTGATCACCGACAAGATATTGCCAAAGTCGAACCTGAACGGGAATACATGGATGATCTCGAACCAAGTATCACCAGTTCCATGCGATTGCTCGATCGCAGGATAGTTGATTGAGTTGTATACAAGAATACCCGTTCGGCCAAACAGCCCAGCGAGTGCGTCCTTCGTGATGCCAGTGAACGGATCGAGAGCGATCCTTCCGATTGGTGGATCCATGGGATACACATTGCCACGAATATCCAGCTCATCAGCACCACCGGCTCGGGGATCAAGTTGTGCCGGGAAGTCTGTCAACTAGATAACCTCCTTGACATATGCCAACCCCATATTTTCGGATTCCTGATTTGTTCCTCCAACATTCGACTTCGCCACTACCGGGAACATCTTCCAGACGACATTTCCGATCGTGACTTCCTCGCCGGGGTTGAATACGCCAAGCTGAACCATGCGGATATTCGCCATGTACCCGAGCAAGTACCAACGCATATTTACAGAGGGGATATCTCGACGATACCAGACCGGACACGGCATCATCGGAACGAAACCAGTCAGTGTCGTCACAGGGAACCGACCAAAGACGCGGGTGTACATGTTGACCCTGATCGGGCCTTGAATATTGCTCCGAGGATTCCCAGCGCGATCATTGGCTGGTGTTGTGTCTGCCCATGTCATGCCCCACTTGGTCGTTGGATCTTGTCCGGGCAAACCTTCAACATGAATCGTCCCAGTCTCACCATCAGAAATATTACCGGATGAATCGTTGGCGATGCCGTCTAGCAAAACAGAATGACCGGCATCGACTGGGTTGGATCCATCGTTCGATGCTGTGTTCCATTCGTGACCAGCGCACCACTCGCCACCAGTCCAGTCGCCAAACTTATCGATCGTACCAAATCCGAAATGCCTGTACTTTCCGGGCTCGTACTCGAGCACGCCATAGATCGTCGGCGCTGCATTCCCAGTAGTCTGATCCGTAGCCGATCCAAATAGGTGCAGTGACAGATATGGGCCGGGGCCGATTTTGGAAACCCGGCGATCAGTGGAAAGCGTTGTGCCCGATGTTGTTCCATTTCCCGAGTCATCGAGCTGTAGCCAAGGCGTTGCTGCATTGGGTGCTGTGTAACCCAGAGACTGATACATAGCAATAGACTTGGTCGCGTCTGATTCAGTACCGAACCATCGAAACGAAACAAAGCAATTTCCGTTATGCAACGACATCACACCGCGCGAAACACCAACAACTCCGCCTGTGAAGTTGTCGAGCGTCCAGCCAAGGGCCACTGCGAAATCACGCACGGCGGTCATGATGGATTCTTGACTTGATGGTGAACTGACTAGCTCGTATGCCATGATTATCCCTCGAGGATACAGAAATAGTTATAGATCTCAGTGCGGTATACATTCTGAAACAAACGATACCGTTCACCGTTCGGAAGTGTGAAAGTATCCTCAGACACAGCATCCGATGAGCCATCGCGCGATCCAAAGACCCAGTAGATCCCCGGCACCTGCCCGAGGATCATTCTCTCAGACCAATGCATAAGAGTCAGCGGGAAGATTGGATTGATTGCGCCACCAGTCATCGGGGTCGGCTCAATCCGGTAAGTTGTAGATTGGCCAATATCATCTCGGATGAAGTTTGCCATTGTTGGAAGCGTCGTCGCATTAACTACCCAACGATCTTCGGTATCGATGACAGTGTTTCCTTCGACTGGGCCGGGCCAGCTATTCAATACATCAATGGTAGTATTCGTAAGTTCACCACCACTATCAAAAGCATCCTTGTAAGAAACCCAGACTCCAGAAGGCAATCTAAGAATGCCGGGGCCATTCTGAGTACCTGAAGTCCCTGCAACAGGACTTGGGAATCCCCCAGTCCCGATGTCTCCAGATGTGGAGACGCGATTGGGATCAGTTGTGGTTGACATAATCATCAATGGGTATGGCCACGCGGTCGAAGTGGCAAACGGATCAATGAACCCAACAAAAGCGGATTGGTAGTTGGATCCTGTATGAACAACGATCGTGATCCGTCGGCCATTGATCGACATCCAGTAATCAAACGCCACATCTCGAAGCGGGAAGAATGCACCACCCTGAACACTGTTTTGGATATCGAATCGTCCGGGCGAGATCCCCGGCTGATTTGCGAATGTTGACGACGACTGGAAAGCAGTGAAACCAGCAAACTCCCAGTTCTTCGTACCAGATCCACCGATCGTGTAAGATCGCATCCCAACAAAGATCTCATCAGCTCCAGAGCCGATACCCTGAAGGATCAACTGATCCTCCGCGATGATTCCATCAACAAATACAGTGCATGTGAACGCTGTCCCAGTCCCGCCAGTCACGGCATACACGAAAACATCATCGAAAACCGAGTACTCGCCCAGCGTCTCGACGCTGATCGCAGTGATCGCCCCACCACCGTCCACCGCATTGACACGCAAGGTCGCCGCGGTAACCTGAGTAGTCCCACCAGCGCCCGTCGCATCCAGAGTCAGGATGTCATTTACGAGATATCCAGAACCAGCCGTTGCGATTGTGGCGATGTCCAAAAGGAAAATCTGTGATGACTGACGCAAGATTGTCCATGGAGTATTTTGAAATGTGAGCGTGAGTGTCAGACCAGTGCCAGTCCCACCAGATGTGGAGACAGGGCTTCCGGGGTTCACGGAGTACGCGCCAGCGTTGATCACTCGAACTACGGTCGGCACGCCAGCGGATTCTTCTGTCACCTCGAACGATGCAGCCGTGGTGCTCGTCCCACCAGTTGCAGTGATGACATCGCCCGCGGTATACCCAGTCCCAGCAACTGCGATTGCAACAGTCGTGACGCTGTTGGATGAAGCGAACTCCGCAACAAGCGCCATGAGATCAAGATACCCGGTTGTGCTTCCTGTGAACCATGCCATTTGTTAAATCCTCAATCCTGATTTGACCGCCCCGCGCTTCTTCACAACCACATTGACGATCTTATCCTGAACAGCGGGATCATCCAACGCATCCGATACCTCATTGGGATCAGAAACATTGATAACCGAAACATTCACCTGTGGTGGAGCTGCTGGCGCAACCGCAGACATCGCGTTATTCGGGACTATGTTACCCGGTCGATCCGGCTGGAATAGTTCTGGGCCGCGTTCACCAACAAGGAACGCCTGATCAGGCCCAACAGGGCCACCCACTGCTCGAGCACCACCGAATAGGCCACCGAGCAAGCCTCCGAGACCGCCCGCGCCTCCGCCGCCACCCAGACCGAGCAGACTAAACAGCGCCTGACGAGCGAGAAGTCGGGTAAGGTCGGCCAAAATGGAATCCACGAACCCACTGAAATCGACCTTGCCAGTTGTGACAAAATCGACCAGAGCATCCTCTGCGGATCCGAAAGCATTAACCAAAGTCGCCTCTGCCTGATCGCCAAAGTTGATCAGCTGATCCTCAATCCTGATCAAACCACGCTCAAAGCCACCCGAAAGCGTCTGATCGGTCTGAGCAGCCGCCGCACGAATCCCTCGCAGACCCTCGGAGTACTCGTCAGCCGAGATCCGACCCTGCTCGAACAGAGCATTGAGTGCGGACTGACGCGCCTCGAGCTGAAGCGCTGGGCCTTGGATCTCATCGAGCAGCGTTGCCTGATCCTGAAGCGCCTGCAGATTCTGGAGCCGACCCATGAGAAGGTTCTGCTCGCTGGCTGTCAGGATCACATTGTCCTGAGCGAGATCGTTGACGATGCTTCCGAAGTCGACAGCAACCTGACGCTCGCGATTATTAAGCGAGAGCAATCGGGCCTGCTCGTTCAGATCGTCGTTGATCTGCCTGAGCAATGCTGACCGTCTTTCAAGCTCCGCAGCTTCACCACCAACCCCACCGGGGGCCTCGAATGCCTGACCAGCACCCTCGTCGGAAACGGTTGCCTCTGCATCTCGCAGACGCTGAAGGGCACGCTGCTCGGCGCGGTCGAGGATGTTGGTCACAGAATCGGTGATATTGGTTCGGTTGAACCCCTCGAAGAATGCATTGCTGACATTCTCGCCCAGACTGTCTGCAGCGCCTTCCGATGGATTCACAAGACGATTGAGCAACTGATCAGCATCGAGCTCGTCGAACTGATCCTTGACCTTGCCAGTGAACCCAGCGAAGCCCTGCTCTGCAGCGCCCGAGATCAGGAAAGCCGCGGACTCAGCGAACATACGCGCATCGTCGATATTCCCAGCGAGCGCCTGCCGTGATGCCTCGGCAAGGTTCGTGATCCCGAGTGAAACTTGGCGCACCACGATACCCATCGAGTCGGCAACACCGAGCACGATTGCTTGGATCGAACGGATAGCGACCTCGATCGCACGAACCAGACCGTTGACCCCACTGATTGCGAGATCCTGAATCGCTGGCCCCAGACCTCGGAACGCCTCGATCGATGCGAACACAGCGCCTTCGAAGAATCCAACGAATCGATCCGCGAAGTCTGCGAGGGAGAGCAGGATTCCACCGACAGTGAAGTCGACCTGACCCAGAATCGGCTGTAGAAGATCAGGAATCCCTCCAAAGACTTCTTCGAACACCACACCGATATCGAGCAGAATGCTCTTGACCTCGATGAGTGTCTCAGCAAATACATCCTCGAGCGTCGAGAAACCAGCGGTCGTGACCTGAATCTGGTCATCAAACGCGATGAGAAGCCCCACGATGGCACCCAAGCCGATGAATGCAGCCGCGATGGGGTTGGCGAGGATGAGCACGCCCAAGCCCTTGACAGCCCCCTGAAGCCGCAACAGCGTCGTCCGAAGGAATGACGACTCGATCGCCGCAGCCTTGGATGAAACCGCAAGCCGACCCTGTGCCGATGTCAGAGCGTTGGTCTGGATGGTGAGCTGGGCTTCAACCAACGCGAGCTGCTTCTCAACAGCCGCCTGAGCGAAGATCGCAGTCGTCGAGCCGCTCACCACAATCGCGAGCTGCTGCTCGGCGCGGATGTTTGCAATGGTGGATGTGGTCTTGGCAATATCAGCTTCGATACCAGCGATCTGGGCGATCGTCTTCTGTCTCTCAGCCTGAGCGGATCCGAGCAACACCACATTGCCAGCGGCAAGCTCGGCGCGGAACGCCAGCGAAGCGGACGCGCCACGGATCAGGTTCTGGATGAATGGAGCCAACTTGATCGCCGCCAGTGTGACACCAAACGGGATCAATACCCGTTGGACATCGTCGAGATTGTTCGCAACAGCTCTGAGCGATCCCGCAAGCGCCCGGAATGTCCCCTCGAGTGCATCGGTCACCCCAAGCTCACCCACACCGAGCACAACAGCCTCAATCGCGGACTTGACAGAGAGCAACGCCCCGTTGAGATTGTCATCCATCTCATCGGCAAGCGCCTTGGCACTACCCTCGGCATTGATCAGAGCTTCGGTCATCTCCTTCACGCGAGGGATCGACGATGAGAGTACTTCGAACGCCGGGCCACCGCGATCACCAAAGACCTCGAGAGCGAGCCCAGTATCCAGACCGGCATTCGTCAGGGTCTCGAGTGCTTCGATCAAACCAACCTGCGATACCTTGACATCGTCAGTAGAAACACCGAGCTTATCCAGAATCGCAGTGGTCTTGCCAGCGGGCGATTCAAGCTCTGACAGGATCCGGCGCAAACCAGTACCAGCAAGGGTCGCCTGCAAACCAGCATCGGAGAGAGCACCAACAGCCGCGGTCGTTGTCTCTAGGGAGACACCCAGACCAGCCGCGATCGGTGCGACGAACTTGAGACCATCGCCAAGCTGTTGCACATTGGTATTCGAGCTATTCGCCGCCAGCGCCAATACATCAACAGCTCTGCCAGCTTCATCAGCCTCGAGCCTGAACCCACGCAATACATTCGACGCGATGTCAGCCGCGGATCCGAGATCCAACGCGCCAGCCTGCGCCAGCAACAGCGTGTCGCCAATCGATGTGAGTGATTCCTCAACCGTGAACCCAGCGCGGGATAGGAATACCAGACCCTCGGCGGCTTGGGTGGCTGAGAACCGTGTGGTAGCGCCCAGATCCTGAGCGACATCCCGTAGGGAGATCATCTGAGCTTCGGTCGCCTGAGTGATCCCCTTGACGGTCGACAGACCCTGCTCGAACGATGCCAATGTACCGATTGCTCTTCGCAGACCAGCTACAGCCGCGATCGCGCCGAGTGACTTTGCAAGCAACGCGACATTGGACGATGACCGCTTTGCAGTATCGCCCACGGCCTTGATGTTCTTCTGAACCTTCCGCGTCCCGCGATCTTCGACGACAATGATGATTCTTTCAGTTGCCATAGAAACCTCATGCGGACGGGAATAAACGGGCACCTGCAACCGCGGCTGCTGCCTGAGTCACAGCGGTCTCGACAAATGCAGCCGGGGCTTGGGCGCTCGAACCTTCATTCAAACGCTCGATATATGGTAGGTTATTCGATATGACAATGGGTTGCCCCGGCAAACGACTACCAATCACAGACAATGCCTGTGAGATCGCGCCAGACGCGTTGCCAAGCTCACCGACACCCAAGCCCACGCCGGGGGAGTACGCATCGATCGTGTCGTCGAAGGGTGTGAACAGCGAGACTCGCCAGTTTGATCGAGCAACACCCTTGTCGACTGGGGTGGCAAGCACCACGCCTTGATCAGCAACCAGAGCAACTTTACGAACCAGTTTGTTGGTTTCCACCCCGAGCTCGTCGGATCGAAAATCCATCCGCTTTGAGAACTGGCCGAACCCTTTGGAAGTTGCCATCACTGCCTCGAATCATTCCGATTCCCTACTGAACCTCATATACACATCATCCATCATACGGATCAATGTGGTGAAGTCGGGGAAATCTTCCTCATCCCACCCCTGAGCAGTGAAATAATCACGGATAGATGTCCACGGGATGTATGAAGCACCCCAACCAGACGATCGACAGGTGTGCAGATCCCAAAACGCGAAATAGATCATCTCTGAGCCAAGGGGGATCTCTGGCGCATCGATAGACCATTTCGGGGGGGGCATCCCGTTCTGTTCATATTCAGTGAGTATTTTTTCTTCGTCAGGATGCTCTAAGGCGTATCTGAGGACGAGACCGAGGACTTTCCCTCTTCGGCGACCACCTCTTCGCGGTATGCAGTCGCGGAGTCAGCGCAATCCTTGATGTCGAGGAACAGATCATTGAGATCGGTCAACAGCATCTTGGCATTCTCAACAGTGAAGGGGAGCACGCTGCCATCCTTGCCCGTGACATCATGCTCGCATCCCTGATCGCCCTTCTTGAGCCAACCCAACACGATGGTCTTTGCAAACGCATCGATCGTCAAACGATCGGCGATCGCAGCATCAAGCGTGCCAGCGTTGATCTGACGACGGTATCGCATCGTGGACTTCCGCACGGTCTCCAGATACTTGTTATTCGCGCCACCAGTACGGGCCACAATGAAGGTTCCAGCCTCGCCGAGATCAAGCAATACGCCATTCTTCTCGAGATTCTTGTCCGTTACATATCCACCGTATGTGCCCATTGCGAGTCTCCGTTTGTGAAGGTGTTATCGAATACAACAGCATGGTAGCATAAAAAAAGGCGACATCAAGTCGCCTCTTGGGGGATGAGATTGAGAAACTTGGATCAACCGGCTAAATCGGGGAGATAAGCCCAGAAAATCGAGAGCAGCGTGTAGTCAAGATTCGAGTTGATCTTGGCTCCGGTCGCCGCCTCCGTACCGAGAGGGAGCAAGATCGGTGCATCCTGCTCGACATTCGGACGCGAGTCGTTCAATGAGAGCAACGGGAGATCAAACGAGATCCCTGCATTGGCCTTCACCAAATGGAAGTCGAGCGTGACATCGTCATTGTTGCGTACCGACTGAATAGCGTCCACAGACTGGAAATACGCGGTCGCTGATCCACCAACTTCAAACTGGCCGACAGTGACATCGAAGCCACCGAGAACACCAATCGCCTTGTTTGCCGACGCGTTGTTATTGACATTGAGCGTCATCTCCTGAGCGAACCCAAAGAATGCAGACGGGAATGAATCAGCCAACGCAACAGTACCAATACGAATCCGCTTCACATCTGAGGATGTGTTGAACGCATCCGCTTCAACAATCGCAGGAGCATTAGCGCCGGGAACCTCAGACTTGATCGGAGGGTTGCCGGGGCCGTTCTCGTTGATTGTTTCATTGTCCAGAGCAACGAAGTTGAGATCAATCGTCGCCTTGTCAGCGGTTGGGATATTGATCACCAGCTCATTGGCAATCGATCCAACGATGTACTCGGCCTGCTTACCAGTGAGCGTGTCATCGGGCTTGCCGAGTGTTCGCTCGAGCTGATACGACCGGCGAATGATCAGGTCAGGATTGGATTCGTTCTTAATGACCATCCCATAGAAGATTTGGACGGTCTTGGTAGCGCCAGCATCATCAACTGTGCCCCATGACTGAGCGGTCTTGTCGAGAATGACGAATCCACCAGCCGCATCGATCGACCGCACACGGACAAAGCCCTGCATGGCAGTCGTAGCGAACTGAGTCAGAGCTGAGTCGCCACCGACAAACATCCACTCGCCGCCGATGAGACCCAGATTCAGGAACGCATTAGATGCAGACACAATCCGCGGGAAGTCCGCAGCATCGACATCAACACTCAGATCCCCAACAGGGAACTGGTGACCAACGACCTGAACGCGAGCATCGGCGTTCGGCGTACCGTCAACAGTCAGACCACCACCGACAACAGGGACGCTGGTAGCCAAAACGGTTGTATCAACGACATTGACACCGTTGTTGCCAGCATCAGCAAACCCCTGCGACAGGATGATGTCGCCAGTTTGGAAGATCGTCAGTCCAGCCGCAGCATCAAACGCAAGCGCAGTGACCCCAGTGAATGGAATGTTGGTTGGCGCAGTGTTCTGGGCACCACTCGCAAGGAATGTTCGCTCGCGAGAGAATCCGCGCGTGTCAGCCTTCTCCCGAGCATTGGCAAACATGAAGCCCTGCAACACTCGAGCGATGTTTTCCTGAGTGACATCTTGGACGATGCCACCAGATGCATCCAGATCGGTGACCACACCCTTCTTGCGCTGGCGAGCAGCGTTGATCGGGTTACGAGCAACAGTGGTGACTTCGCCACCAAAGTCGCCATATGAGTTTGGCTCCATACCAAACCAGAACTGCTGTGCTGGATCTGTTGGTGGAACCTTCAAACCGGCTTCTTCAAGAATCCGAAGCCCGGTCACATTACTGTCAATCTTGCCTTTCAAAGCCATCGCGGGCCTCCTTCTATGTGGTCACGAACTCATCGTACTCTATCCGAGCGGAGATGTTGGTGTTGAACCAAGGGCCATCTTCGCCGATTTCATTGGCAGTCACATTCAAGAACTGAACACCACCTGAAGTGGTCTTGCCCTCCATGGCCTGCTGGATGATAGGGATGATACGGTCGTCGGCAACCAAACCATCCCCACTGACCGTGAACACCTGAACAATCAACAAACCGTTCCGAGTGAACCGAGAACGCACAAAATCACCCGTCAGACTCGTTTTTGCCGATGCCTCATGCCTGAAAATGGCTCGGCACCAAGGGCGCTGTGGGCTATCCTTGGCAGGCTTGTTCGATGCCTTGGAGTCGTATTTGATGTCAGCCTTGTTGATCCCAGCTAAAACCGCCGCATCCGTGACGACGCTCATAATCTGATCCCGAGATTGTGATCGTGTTGCTGGCATTCATCGTCTCAGGTTAAATCGGTACGCCAGCACCTCGCTGGCAGGGTTGATAATGAGTATATCCTCAACCGAATATGTCGTGTTATTTTGGACTACAGATCCAGCAAGCGATAGATCCTCGCCGGTCGCGGGCGGGAAAGTCCACCCCTGTTTGTCGCCACGGCGAATCAGAGTCCCATCGATCTCAGACTCCAACCAATCGGTGATCGCGATCTCGATGGTGACATCCTTGGATCCACCACAATCCTTCCCGCGCCATGGCTCAGACCCAGCGAGCTGACTCACTCCGGGGATCACAGCAACGCCCGGCGCACCAAACAGAGTGACCAGATCGATCGCACTCTGCGCAAGACCTGAGAAGTCGAACCTGCTCATCCGCGAACCACCGTCCGGGTCTGTGAATCTATGACCTCTTTGAGCCACATGTCAGCGGTTGGATACTGAGGGATGTAGATCCCAGAGACTAGACCATTCGACATCGAGTCACGATCAAACAGCAAGGATTCGACCTCGGCTTGACTGGTATATGCCACAGCGACCTTCAACGGCCCAACAGCATTCGAAGTCGACTTGATAATGCCAGACGGCTGGGGTGTCCCCGTCACGACCACATTGGCATCCGAGAAGTCCTGTGATGGAGCTGCTCGAGGGGCATCCGGTGCAAGCTCCTTGAGGATGTGAGCTCGAAGTGCATACTCAGCGGTCGCCTTCTGGATCTGGTTGGGAACTTCCGAGAGGAAGTAATCATCGTTGTCAAACGCATTCAGCCGGGGCCAATCCAAGCCCTGATCCCGAGACTGACGAAATCCACGGTAGACAGAAGTGAATCGTTGATCGATGTAATCTGTGGCGCGGACGATCGCAACCTGAATCAAATCAGCCGTGATGGATGTCGTATTGCGCCCGCGGGAGTCATGGTGATCACGAAAAAACTGGACATCGATATATGCGTTCGCGTTCGCAACGCCAGTTCCGTCCTCTGGTGTGAATGTGGCTGCCATATCATAACTCCTGAATCGTCACTACTTCCCGATACCATCTACGACATCCTGAACTTCATCGGGCAAGACTTGCGCCGGATCTTCTGGTGGATCTTCTGGTGGAATAACCGGGGGTGTCATCAAAGCCGTGAGCTGAAGATCAGTGAGACCATCAATCTGAATCTCGATAAACGCTTCGAAACCCATCTGGCCTTCGAGCGTTGTCAGCAATGGCTTCAAACTATCAAGCACAGCGCGATAGCCAACGCCGCCCGTTAGATTTGCCGTTTGCTTGAGATACCCCATCCCCTCGAGCACAGTCGAGGGATTGGATCCAGTCACACGGACAGTACCAGTTGCCAAATCTCTAAAACCCCATAGTTTCATGTCGTTCTCCTTTCGCAGACCCAAAGAATGGTAGTCATGTCGTTTAGGGTTCCAGCCGTGAGAGCGAAATCAACCCTGACACCACCAACGGTCGATGCAGGCAAGTCGACATCGATTCCATCTTCGTCGACCGAGTTTGTGAGCACAACGGCTTTGGTGTGGATCACAACATTATTAACACGCACAGTCAGGGTACCAGACATCGGATCCGCAGTGTTATCAGAGAACACCTGAAGCCTCAACAGCTTGAGCGCCACAGGGATCGGATACCCACCCACGGTCGATAGAACCACATTTCCTGCCGTGCGGAGCGTCTGTGTACCGGGAATATTGGTTCCCGCACTTCTGCCCTGATACATTGCAAACATCGGCCCCAGCCACTCTGTGCCGTCGTACTCAAACGATCGCTTGAGATCCGTTCGATAGAACCTTCTGCCAGCGTACAGATTGATTGTTGGGAAAGCTACGCCAGATCCCGGCTCGTAACTGGTCTGCCCAGCACCATCGGTGACGAACGGATCCCCAGCGGATCCGTCAGTGAGTGGCCAGAACATCGTATATGCAGCCGGAAAAATAGGACTATCCCATGTCATGGTGTTTCCACCTTGACCCGTAAACTTCAGCCGAGCACTTCCAGTCTTGTCGAATGGTGCGATTGAAAATTCAGAACCATTGCTATGTCGAACGGTCGTGCTCGAAGAAATAGTGATCGATGCATCTCCACCAAGCGCCTGAAGACTGACCGCATTCGTGTATGTCGCCGCAAGCGTAGTTCCCTGCATGACAGTGAACTGATTTGAACCGAAGGCCAAACCAAGGCAAATGGGAACGCCATCAACCATTAAACCCATCGATCCAGAATGAACGATGATCCCCGTATCGTTCTCGATTGCATTTGGAACAATATTGGGGAGCGAAGTTGATAGCGCCTGACCTACATTCAAAAGATCGCCAGTGGGAAGTTCTTCAAACTGACCATCGGTATCCAGCGTGATTGGTTTTCTGGCAGCCATTAAGCTCGCGTGACCTGACGCTGTGGCTCAAAGTCAACAGTTGTCGCGTCTCGAGCAACGCCGATCTGCTGCAACAGTTGACCAGTGGTGGTATTGATAACCTCAGTCATAGCGCCAGCCGTTCCAAGGAACTGCTCAGCGCCGGGTGTGAGACCAGTCTGGTTCACCAGCTCGGCCTCGAACTGAACCACAGCGGACACTGAGATCAGCACAGCCGCGGGTGCGAAGCAATGAGCCGTCCGACCATTGGTCGCGTCAGCAAGACGAACCTTTGCGGTACCGGCATCATCGAAGATATTCATCAAATCGCCCTGAGCAGCGGCCTCGGTGTACTCGTAAACCTTCTGATCAGCTCCGATGCCTGATGGCAACGCACTTGGATCGATCAAGCCGTTTACATCCAGAGCAAGGATGTCCCCAGCATTGGCTCCACCAGCCGATGCTACTGTACCCTCAATCTCGGTCATCTGACCTGTGGTGTCGATTTCAATATACTTCTTCGCCATGACTATCTCCTAACTGGAACCATTAGGTTCACATTGATTTGAGTCGGCGAAATCGCCTGACCCATGATACGCACATTTGTTCCGGGTGATTCTGAGAGAATCCCCGTATCGCTGAGAAACAAGGTCGCGCCGGGTGTCCATGACCAACTTCCATCACTGAGACTCCCCAGAACCTGATAGTTGAATGTCGCCCCAGCCGCGGGCGCTGCAGTCACGGCGATCCCAACAGTGGCAGACACCTCAAAGAATACAGCGCCGGATGACACTCGGGCACCCAACGCGTCGAAATAGATGATTTGCAGGGCGCTGATGGCCTCCGCGGAGATCGCGGATACAACCGAAGCGCCGGGTGGCCCCGGTGGGCCTTGAACACCCGGAATCCCTTGCGGGCCTTGGGATTTGATATGGAGCGCCTGCCTCTGCTGGCTGTTGATTTGCAGGATCTGGACATTCTGGGTGATCCTGAGAACGGGCGCAGACTGACTGATCCGAAGCACACGATTATTCTCGGTAAGTCGCAATACCGGATTTTGATCGGTGACATGGAGAATCGTCATGACTACCTCACGATATCCTGAAGCACCTTGAACTGCCCGTTGGCAATCTCTTCGACCTCAGCGCCGCCCAGCTCACAAGCCCAGACGAAATCACCAAGGATTGTAATCGGGGTGGTTGATGCATTGATCGCGATCTTCCCGTCCAGCGGGGTCACAGTCAACCCAGATCCATCCGTCAGATCCAGCAGTACAGCGACGGCTGCGGGTGTCTCGCGCACCTGTACCCGAGCCACACGCCCCGTGATGTTGATCGGAGTGGTGCCATCCGCCTCGAATAGCTGAAGCTCGAGCACCCATGTATCGCCCTGAGCGATGCAGACATTGAACTCTTCTTGATCGAAAGCCATTTCCATCCTCCAGCAAAGAAAAATCCCGGCCAGACTGACCGGGATCGAATGAGATTCTGTGACAACCGATCAGATCAATCATCCAAGATCGGACTCGGTTCCGGTTATCCGAGACCACCCGAGTGCGGCCCCTTGAGTGCGCTATTGATCGTGCCAGAGACACTGGCGATCTGAGTCGATGAGGGACGGGTTGATCCACCCTTGAAAATGTTCTTCTGACCATTGACCGGGCGGGATGAGCTTGATTTAGCAATGAACTTGTTGGCTTTGGTTCCAGTTGTGGACACGGGTCACCTCCTTGGATTGACGCGAACCGGGGTTGCAGTCCCGGTCTGCTGGGATGTTTTACTGTAGACCTGATTCGCGGTCTGGGTCTTGGGCACCTTCGTAGAAGGGCTCACAGACTTCGACCTCCCGGTCATGGATGCGGCTGCCTTCGTGGTTGTTCCTCTGGCCATGATTATGACTCCGAAGTACGGTTTTCGAGAGCGACATCGCGAGTGAAGTCTGGGACGATGACAGCGATCTCTTGACGACTCACATTGCGTTGAGCAGCTTCGGTGACGGCTGCAACAGTTGGCAGCCCATCCGAAGTCCAGTGCTCGTCGTTCTCAGGATCCAACAGGTTCACCGCCTCCGCGACGATCGACCGGAGCTCTGCGTCTGGTTCTGGAACCAACCGGGTGTCCTCATGTCCACCCCCACTGGCCTGAATCCCCTGATCCCCACTTGTGGAGTCAGCATCTGGCTCGCCGGTTTCTGGGGGAACCTCCGTAGACCCGGCCCCATCCGGTTGAACTCCGTCTTGAACATTTGCTGTCGAGTCCCCGACGGGACTGGTCGGAATGTCACCGTTGCCATTTTCGGCCTCCTTCTCAGCGAGAGCAAGCACATACCGATCTTCGGCTGCTGCAAGATCATCGGATCCCTCTGGGAAGGCTGCATAGCACTTGCCTAGATAATCGATCCGACCTGCGAGCTGGGTTGATTCACCAGCGAGAACACACACGCCATTAACAAACTCGCAGCCATGCAAAACTATCGTTGCACCCTTGCGAGGGCCAGTCAGTAGCATGTTGATTCTCATCTGTGTCATCCGAAGCTCCTTGGTTGAAAAACCGTCCCGGTTCTTTCGTTCCGGGACGGGTTGATTTAGATATTCGATCAGTTGCTGACACCAGCGGCACAAGCAAGTCCCTTTTCAGAGAACAGAGCCAACCCACAGTACCACTTGACGCGCCAGATATGCTCGTCGCTGTTCTCGGATTCGCCGACATCAACGACACTGATCCCGGCCATCTGCTCGGCGGTCAGACCCGCGATACCCTGCTGGCGTGAGCCATCATCGAGCGTACCAGCGAAGATCGTGGTAGCTGCGGTTTCGGTACCCTGAGTCTGATTGATCGGGATGTAATCATTGCGGAAAATGCCGACCTGACGGTAAGCAGGAACCTCGCGCCCCGAGGGGAGCTTGATGACATCACTGATCGACGCGCCACCCAGCCCACGCAACAGAGCGTTGTAGGCGCGAATGGTGCGAGCATGCATGGTGAAGTAATCAACATCGCCATCCTTGTCAATGACAAGGTCAAGAAGCTCATCGAGGATATCGAACGAAAGAGCCTGACCGTTGGTCTGAGGGGTAACCTGCTGACCGGCGGCACAGAGACTGATGAGTCCGTTGAAGGTGAAGTTGGTTCCATCACCGTTGATGAACATATCCTGATACTTGCGACCAGCGGACTTCGCCTTGGAAGCAATCTGGACAGCGGTCTGATCGTTACCATCGCTCGATCGAGTCGCCTGAATCAGACCATTCACTTCGGCATCGCCCAAGATCGTGGTCAGACTGGTACTGATCTGCGTGAAGGTCGCAGCATCCTTAGCAGCAAGTCGCTCTGCTTGGTTGGTACCAGAAGCGCCGGGGCCAATGACACCGTCTCCACCGTCAACGCCAGTGGTTGCGACAGCACCAAGAACATTCTCTCGGTTGTATGCGAGAGCGTTGCCAGTGATTCCATCAAACGGGAGTACTTCGAACATCCGATTGACTGTGATAACATTTTCGATTACGCCTGCGATCAACTCATCTTGAGCGAGCTTCGCGGATTCGGCTAGTGTGACAGTTGCCATGGCAATGCTCCGTAACGGGATTTTTACTTTGGTATCGAGCCGTTTGGATCACCCTCGGGGCTCCCGAATGCGGCATCACGCCACACTATGCATTGACAGTATACAACACAAACCCCCTTGTGTGGCAAGGGGGTCGTGAGGATATTTTGATTTGGGGTCATCAAAATTACGAACCGCGCTTGGCTTGGCCCTTCTTTAGACCGGCTGCAATCTTCTGAGTGGACGACATTTCATCGCGTTTCGGGTTCGCTGGGCTCCGATGAGTCGGGGTAGTCCCACCGCCATTTGGAGCGTCTGAGCTGAAGAACTTACCGAACTTCTCCTGAGCCTTGAACTCAGCAACACGCTCGCCAATGCTCATTGGAGCACCCGTAGAGCCCGAATATCGCACAGATCCCTCGGCATCCACCACGCGCACAACCAGCTTGCCTTCGGACTCCACAGTCTTGAGCGATGGGGACACGAACGGCATGAGCAGCTCTGGATCGCCGCCAGCACTGGATATCTCGCGAGTGGCCACATCTGAGACCATCACGGTATGGAGCTGGGTGCTGAGAGTCGTGATCTGACCATCCCGAGCAGTAAGCTCCGCAGTGTGAGCAGTCATCAAATCAGTCTTTACCCGGTCGATCTGCGACTGGATCTCTTCGGCTGACTTCTTGCCCTTGGAGTTTTCGAGCTGAGTATTGAGATCGGCGAGCGTCTTCGTGATCTTGTCAGCGATTTCCTCGGGATTGCTTCCGTAATCCGACAGCATCGAAAGATCGGTGCCTTTGTCCTTGGTGATCTTGGTGACCTCGGCGCGGGATGATTTGAGAGCACCACCCAAACGCTGGATCGCAGACACCGCGGACTTCACACCCTCATCATCCGAACGGAGAGCGAATGTCCCGTCCTCGGCTTCGGCGTAGAGACCACGAAAATCGGCTGGGACAGCCTCGATCGTATCAACTGTGTTGTTTTCTGCAAAATCAAAGATAGCCATCTCATTCCTTTCGGGCATCACGCCCCCGGCACATCACGCGCCTTAGAAATCGCTGGGGGAAAGCCCAGCACTCTCGAACACATCTGGGTGAGTCCTGCTCAGGTCGCTGAGTGTGAACTTCTTCCCGGATTTATCCACAAATTTATCCAATGGCAGCTTCCCCGTTCTGAACAAGCGACCATCAGTCACGCCCAATACACTATCCTGAAAAGCCTTGGGTTGCCCGAAAAGCCAGTCATTATAATTTATCGACGATGGCGCACTGCCCACATTATCCCTCGCCCAATCCCTTCGGACATCCCCAATGGGCCGTTTTTCCTGTCGAGCGATCGCCCTGAAGTTTACTTCCCGTTGCGGGCGTGTTCGCGTATCAGTCACTGTTGGACGCGTGCCGATCGCCTCCACGCCATCCACAGACGCGACCATGATCGATCGGCATGATGGGTGAGCTGGTGGGCGAGCACCCGATGGAGTCAGAGCTGGCACCCCTTCTGGAATCGTTCCAGTATCGGGGACAGGGGCAACCTTGCCATCTCGAGCACGGCAAATGGGGGATGTGCGCCCGTCGAGGGTGGAAGTCCAGCGGAGACCACTGATGATGTCCGAGTTGGCATCCCACAGCTCCTGTCGAGCAGCATTGGAGACCCCGTTGATGGCGGTTCGTGCCACCGTCTCGGCGTTCCGACGCGTAATGGCTAGAACGCCATCACTGAAGCCATTGGCGCGGGTTCCGGCGATCCTACGGACGATCCCGTTGAGATCCTGACCCTCGGAGAGACCGAGCTGAATCGCTGAGATCAGGTTATTGGCATCTGAAGTCTGGAGGGACGAATACCACTGACCGAGCAGACGACCAGAAAATGGGGTGGTGGTCACGATCGAGCGGAGCGTCGCGGCATCCACCGCGGCAAGGCTGATCGAGAACGGCATCGACCCCTGAATCATCCGGCGCTCGAAATCATACTCCATCACAGACAGACGGCGCAGGGTCGGCGAGAGCTGACCACGAACCAACGCAAGTGCCTCGCGTCGAGCGGATCGGATATCGCGGAGTAGCAGCTTCATCCGTTCTGATGTGAAGTCCACAGGCTGATTTGTGAATGGCCCAAGCCGATCGCGCAGTTGCTTGACCAGATCGCGGTCTGCCTTCTCGAGCAGATCGAGGATGCGACCGATCTCACCAGCCGTGAACCTGCGAAGCCCCACCTGATGCCTGAGAGCAGCATCAAAGAGAGCCATGTTCCCGGTTCGGGGATTCGGGATGTTGCGAGGATCAGAAACCACGCCATTCCTCGCCTTCGGATCCGTCCACCCTTACCTCTTCGCCATTTGGCTTGATGTACGAGATCGCTTCACTGGACATATTCTCACAGTTGGGGCACTCAAGATTCTCTTCATCGGCATCAACCGGCCACACACCAACATGCTCACGCATGCAAATGCGACACTCGCAGCGACCAGTGAGCCAACCCTCGCCACCGTTGGCAATGTCGCTGGGATCAGTCATCGCCTTCTCCCTCTTTTGGATCTCCTGTTGGGGGATCACCAGTTGGATCTGGATCACCACCGGCTGGATCAATATCGAGACTGGATGAACCATCCGCAAACTCTTCACGCTCTGCTTCCAGCTGTGCCGTGTTCTCGGCCTCGTCGAAATCCTCTGACAGAACACCGCGGGCACTGAGCTGGCCCAGATACTGCGGACGGGAGAGATCCCGAGCACGGCGTGCATTGCCAAGCTCGGCGAGCTGACCTGAATCAAACAGATCCTCGTCGAAGTCAGTGGTAACAGTGATAACACCTACATCGGTCTCGTCGGCAATCTTCAACCACTTCTTTGTGAGCCGTACAGCGCTTGCAAGGGAGTCGTTGAACCTGATCGAAACATCCTCGAGCACACTTGTCGAATCAGCCGAGTCCTTTGCAACCTCAGTCGCAGTCTTGATGCCCGGCGTTTTCATAAGGAACTGAGCGCCATACTTGCTCATCTTCTTCTCGGTGTCAGTCAGATCAGTTGCACCAGCAGAAATCGCAGCCCCTGTGTGTTCAACATAGTACCATTTGCCATTCGCCTCTTCGGTGTTCAACCAGTTATGCGGGCCGATGATCACCTTGGCCTCGTCAATCTTCCCGCTCGATGCGAGGATCGGGAACCGGGTGACCTTGAGCAAGTTGATTTGATCAGCGGACGACTGCCAGTGATAGATATTCATGTACGCGAGATCAAGCAACTGCGGCTTAGAGAGCAGTAGCCCCTCGCGCTGGGTGTAGTTCACAACCAGCGGGATCTCGTCAATATCCATGAAGAATACATCCGACACGAACCATCGATCGGGATCATTCTCCTTCTTGGACAGATCCTCAGAATAGATCGTCACCATGACTCGGGCTTCGTTGAACGATACCAACACGCCACCGTCGTTGCCGTCTGTGGGCTCAACAACAACAGCGTCGTCACCAAAGCCACCGACAGGAACGCCCAATCCTTCTTCAAGAATAACCGGCTGTCCCTTCTCGATCAGATCGAACGCACGAATCCTGCAAACGGATACCTGAGCGAAGCCGACCTGTTCAATGATCTCTTCCCGGAATCGAACATGGGTCATCTGCTCGACACCACCGACGAATCGGGATGAAGCTGAAATGATATTCTCTGGTGGGATGGATACCCAATACGGGCGCACACCCTCACGCTTATCATCCTCCATCGTGCGGCCAGCAAACTGATTGGTTCGCGGGAACTCCACAAGCACAGCATCGAATCCTTTAGCCAAGCTGGTACGGAACCAGTTGCGAGCAAAGACATCGATGTTGTCACCAACCAGATTGACATCCTTGAAGATATCCTTCATCTGATCGGTTGCGGACTCGGAGACCTGAACACGCTCTGAGAATGGTTTGCCGACTAGAGCGTCAAGTGTGATCTCGGTCATGTTGAATAGCACGGCACAGGCAAGCCGCTCTGCATACGCATCATCGGACTCGGCTGGATGCTGAGGCAGGAACTCTGCACCAGCGGCACGCATCCCCTCAGTGCCAGCAAGCAACGCATCAATCATCTGCCACCGAGGGAGCATGGTTTGATATTCAATACTGGTCGTTGAGGGATCTTTTGTTTTATCGTGCTTGTCTGCCATCACTGCCTCCATGTTCCACCAGTACTACCAGATCGATCTTGCATGACTCTATAGCGCATTTCGTCGCCAATGTGATCCTGAGATTCAGTATCGACATCATCTTCATTCTTTGGACACCTCGGGAGAGCCGGAATCTGCTCGATCGAGTCAGTGCAACGATCGCAAATATACATCCCCGGATCCTCACGATACCCAGTAATGGGCACCAATGCACCTTGCATCCTCTGCCTCATTAGATCCCAACCCTGAACCCGCTTCTTATTCGACGGGGTGAAATCTACTCCGATATGACGAAACTCGTTGATCACCGACTTGGTTCCCGGATCCGAGTTGAAGATCATATCGTCAGCCGGGCCGGGTTTCACAAGACCCCACATACCATAATCCTGCTCGCGATCGACAATGCCATCCGCAATCTCCCGCGGGGTCAATCGCAGCCCCTCGTTGTCATGGTTCTTCGATCCGTACCATTCGTGGATCCGATAGATATCGCCGGGGACAGCACCCATGATCCGACCACCCCATGTGAAGTGCTCCCCATTGGACTCTGCCCACCACCCAACCGAGAACGGCTTCGATGTCCCATGGTCATACGAACGATTGATGCGCCACCCTCGAGGGACGGCTCTGATTGGGAAGCTGGGGACTACATGAACGGCTGGATTCCAGAGATCATCGAACATGCCACCGGACATAATATTCCAATCGCCATCTTTCCAAGCACGGCGCTGGCCCTCGCTCTTCGCGGCCATGAGGATCTGCATCTGATAATCCGGGTTGTTCCTGAGCAGCGATAGATTCTCAATCAGATCAGAATGGATCGATACGCGCGGCTTCTCGTTGATGTTGTGAATGACATCACCGATGATCCGACCGAGGATCGTATTCGGGCGAAACCGCTTCTTCACCCAGTTATGACCAACGCCAGACGGGTTGGTGGTCGATCGGATCTTCAACGGGCACCCAGACGACGACCGGCAACAGGACATCATCAACAGATACACGGTCGGCATAGACCAGTTGGTCAGCTCTTCGAAGCCGATCCAAGGATATTCGTGACCGTGATACTTCTGATAATCCATCTCTGTGCGGAGCGGACGAAACAACAGAGACTCACCAGTCTTGAAATGCCATGATGGTCGTGAGCCGCCGATGAACTTGGCATCGGGGAAGATTTTGGGAAACCAGTGGAGCGACTTCTTGATTACATCCTCAAGCTCCGGGTATGTACGCCGAAACAGGATCCCGCGCCACGCATCACCAAACCCAGCGGGTGGGCCACCAATCAACTGCGGGCCTACATGCTGGGCGAAATCCATAAGCAATACATCGGTCTTGCCACCTCCGCGATTGCCCTCAATCATCGCTTCAAACACCGGGCAAGTCATCAACAGCTCTTGAGCGCCCGGATGCGGTTCCCAAGCTATCGGCGGCTTATGTGTCATCTACTCGCAGCCCCATCCGAGGAATCGATTCACCGTGATTCTTTTCGAGATCCTTGCAGACATCGTCATATGCCTGCACAGCCAACGCTGAGATCTCGGACGGATCAAATACCGACACGAACACACTGCATTGGTGATCCCCGATCTTACCAGCCATGATGGAGATCTGCTTGCGGACATCGTTGGTCTTTCCATCGACCTCACACTGGCTTATCTGCGGGCACCAATGCTCCCCCATTCGTTTCAGATTTGATGCATAGGACTTGATGCGCCAGAACCATGTTTTATTCTCCCGAGCATGCAGGGAGACTTCAACCTTGGGGTTCGTCCTCGTCGCGTTCATCTGCTTCGTAGCTTCTGGGCCAGCATAACGGTTCATCGGATTCATCGGGGCATCCTTCCAGAGAATCGAAATCGATCCGATTCATTCCGGGGATAGCAATGGGATCGTAAACGAAATCGGTAGTTTCGTCAATGATACCCCGCGCACGCATCTCGCATTCGAGAGCAAGCGTCTGATCTTCCAATAAAATGGAGTGCGCATGGTCGTCGGCTCGAGCAAAGTCGGCCTCCATCATTGCAGCGGCCAGCCCCTCGCATGGATCCATGTTCCTCGGCCACCGATCGAAGAAATATCGATTGCCAGTGAACGGATCAGTGGCGACACCCTGCGAGATAACGAAATCAGGGTTCACATACGATGGAACCGGGCCACCATTACCGGGATATCTGCATGGTGTATCGTCCATCGCCTACTCCTTGATCGGCATCGGTAGAGACAGTATAAACATGGATTCGGAAACACAAATGCCATGGGACTTGGCCAATGTCGTAATGTGGCATTCTGTATCTCGCCACATTGTTTTTACGGATCGAATCAAAGCGTATGCTTCACGAAGTTTTTTATATCTATCACTCATCGTCAACCTCTTTGGATTCCTCTCCCACTCGCAACGCCCACAATATTTGTTGTGCTCCGGGCCAATCCATGCACCACACGATCGGCAACCCATAACTATGACCCTCTCGGTGAGAACTTCACCATCTGACCGTTTATCATGTGTGATTCCAGTTGACCAGCGCCGATAGCTCTGCCTTCGCAGGTCGCGCAAACAGATAATCCATCGGGAACCTTGTCAGAAAACAAATGACGCTTCAAACTCCACCCCTGCCCACACCAGCATTGACCAGACCAGCTTGTCTTCCATTTTGGATCGTAGCTCGATCTAATACTCCCCCATCTCGGACGATGAACATACTTTCCGAAAGACCGATTGATTAAGAACGGCGGGCATTCCAGTATTGGCATTGCAGGAGGAAACATTGATCGATTCCTGAACCCATAGAAATATGGAGTCCGATGAAGTTTGACGCGATCACAGATCACGAACTCACGCCCAGCACAAGATCGATCCGAGCAACTTCGAGAGCCGCGCCATACTCTTCGCAAGCAATGTCACCAGCATCCATCGCCTCTCTGAATGTTTGAAATGCAAACTCTCGCTTGTCATCACCAAACGCAACAACCTCCCCAATGCCGGGGAGTGAGATCGTCGTAGCTGTGCCGGGGCGATGGGCGAGCACCACCCATGATGACTGACCAGACGCGGGGCCTGCCGATGCATGGATGAGATCAAATACGCGATCACAATCCTCGGAGACCTCAACAGGTGAATGCATCTCCATCGTCACGATTGATCGAGCGTTGGTGCCGACACGCTTCCTCAACGGCTCGGCGCAAATGAAATGCTCCGTGTTGAGCAGGAACTGATCAGCGGAGTCAGGGAGCGTGAGCTTGACAATCATATCGGATCCCCAAACTCAGCCGTCGCAAACTTGGCCTCGCAATGTTGACACTCCACCTCCTTGGGAGTCATCGACCAAAGACCACCCTTATCGCAGTCATCACCAACAGCTTCGATGATCTCAAGATTGGACTTATCTTCCAAGGCGATCATCTCATCCGTTCGTGCATCTGGATCAAGCACGATGTGTCGCACAAAGCTATCACGCCCACACTCGTCACAGACAAACATTGAAGCCGGGATCATCTCAACCGTTTTCATACTGGAACCTCTCCCAAGTCGAATATGTGCAATATCTCATGTTTCGAGAGAGCTGTGGAAACAAAGACACCGGGGTCGAGCGGCAGGGCTTCGTCAGACTTATACACACCGAACCTGCGGAAACAATCGTCGTTCTGGGTCTCAATCAACGCCCAGACAAACAACTGCCCCTCAGAGTATCCATAGAAATCGGATCGTAGAAGTTGAGCGCCCTTTGGCATCCGGATCGCCTGATCGGGCATCAGTATCTTCGTTCCGGGTATCTTCCCATCCCGATACATCATCTTGAATCTCAGTATCTTCTTCGCCATCACGAAACCTCCAATATTTTTAGATCAATAACTACGAGTGAGCAGATCAACAAGGTCAGCGTCAAACTACCGGGTTCTCGATCGGTATTTTTCATCATGTATTTCTTCACAGCTAGAGATGCCAAAGTCTTTGCACGGTCGATGATCTGATCTTCTGTGTACCCATCGACAATCCGATCCACCTTCATTCCGGGCAACAAATCGCTCTGTAAAGAGACCCGGCATCTGATCAGATCGCAAGCCATGATTACCCTTCCTTCACAACTGCCAGAATCGCAACAACTGCGACCATCTGCATACTCAACTTCAACGCCTGACCCTCCGCGCCGAGCTTCTCCAGATACTTCACAAGCGAACCAACCATCAAGGTCGGCTGCTCGAAACTCTCTTCTGGAGTTTCTTCGATGAACTCCAATACATGCTTCTGCAATAAATCATTGTCAGGATCCGATCCATTGACCTCATCGAGACCATGCTGGATATTCGGGACGATGACCTGCATCCGGTAGTGCGCCCAAGCGGGAATCTGTTCTGTCATATCACCATTCTCCTTCACCCCCGCTAGATATAACGCACAGACCCAGCGGGATCAAGCGTTTCAACTGACCCATCCGAAAGTATGTGGTTATCGGACAGTAAATCATCATGCACGAACCACCCCCATCGGCTGGGCTTTGGGATCAGCTTCGACGACCGGCGACTCGGCCACGATCTCCCGAGTGGGATCAGACTTCTTCCATTCCTCGAGGGAACCCGTCTTCATGGGCACAGCCAGCACGCCCACATTGATATCGACCTCCCCGGTCAACTCGATCTTGTCACCGAACTCGCGCGGATTCATCCGAGCAGCCGACCACTTCAAACCGTCCATCGCAACCCGACCGGCCTCTGGGGAAACCTTCCCGGTCAGGACAGAGAACGCGATCTCCGCAACCTTCTCCCCATATGTGATGCCCCTATCCTCGCGGGCGCGCGCGTAGTTGGCGCGAAACTCATGATCCGGATCACTCTTCCACCTCATCATCGTGGCATAGCTGGGAAGGTGTGCAGACTGAGAAATATTGAGCAATGATTCACCGGCAATCATTCTCCTAACTACTTCATCCTCAATGGGTTTTGAATATGCTGATGGCCTACCCATGGCGAGATACCTCGCAGAATATAACCCTCAAAAATGAGCCGAGATCAGGGAGCAAACCACAGAGTTGAGTCACAGGGTTATGAGAACTCATGGGGTATCCCCCCTCGCGGTTCTCAATAAAACATCGGCATGGCATGGTTCATCAAACCGGCACCAGCAAACCAGATTCTTACCCGATAACTCTTTTGCGGACGATGCCACCAGACCCCGCCCGCGGGGAGTCATCGTCAAATAGCGCCGGAAGTACCCAATCGCACTCAAGATCGCCGCAGACCGATGCCTGTGCCAATGTCCGACCCGTCGCTGATTGGATGCCCGGCACACATACCACGATCCCGTCTCAGGGCGCATGACCACAGACCATGGATTGCCCCAGCGGGATGTGCGGTCGACAATGACAGACCCGACCGGCTTACGCCAGCCAAGCGATCGCTCACGCTTGATGCGGTTTGGGATGAGTACTTCGATGGCCATCGCGGATCACCCGCCTTCAACCAAGCCAAGCTCCAGCTCCATCGCCAGAATCACGCAATCAAGATCGCATGGGCGCTCGGCGCGGTAGACAGGGAAGTGACCAGACCCATCGGTCTTCTGGTTGAGATCGAATACCGAGATCCAGATCGAGCCCGAGTTTCCACCAATATGTGGTTGCAAACGCTTGGAACGCCATCGAGCCCACAGAACTGAGAATAAACCGCCCATCAAGGCACAGCCCTCATACTCATCGAGCTCATCATCTGGAAAGCTGGTCGAGATCCCGTCAATGCGGAGCGCGGTCGGGTTTTCAGGATCGAGATCGAATCCTGCCAAGAACTCTTCGTGATCGAGCCCCCCGATGATCGCGATGACGCGTGCGTGAATATCAGGGATCATGACTGAACCCCCTGCCCCTTGGGAACCACATCCCACAGATTCGGGTCGATGAGTAGGAATGAGCGACCTGCGACCTGAGTATTCAGAATCGTGTCTATCTCGCCCTCAAACTCAACTCCGATGATCTCGGCGCGGGCGATCGGCTCAGGGTGAGTACCGTCCAAGTGAGTCTGATGGATCTCGACCTCGGAGCAAGATATTTCAACCCCATTCATCTCGATCTTGGTACCCAGCGGGCTTCCATCCATTCGGATACTGACCTTGGTGGTTGGCAAACTCATGAATCGCCCCCTTCCGAGTCGAGTCCAGCGTCAGCCAAATCATCGCTGCTGACCTCTGAATGCGGTTCGTTCACGGGCGCAGTACCCGATTCATCCACGACGGGTGTGATCCCGCGATCATCGATGACCTCGGTGAATGTTTGGCCGGTCTCGAGCAGAATCGCGGTTTGACCTGTGTACGCCTGCCAGCGCCGGACGATCAGATCGCAATACTTCGGATCGAGCTCGAGTGAATGGCACCGTCGACCAGTACGCTGACACGCGATGATCGTGGTACCGGAGCCACAGAATGGCTCATAGACAGCCATGCCGGGCGATGAGTTGTTGCGGATCGGGCGTTCCATGCACTCGACCGGCTTCTGGGTGCCATGACCAGTGTCGTTGACCCGGTGCTCAATGAACCAGACGGTTGACTGTTTGCGATCGCCCTCCCACCCCGCGGTATTCCCTTGGCGAACGGCATACTGGCCGATTTCATGACCATATTCGTTGATCTCGTCGCGTCGAGCTTCAAACGCGGGCTCATGCTGAACATGGTAATGCCCACGCGAAATGGCGAATCGATTCTTGACCCAGACGATCTGAGAGCGGATTCCGAAGCCATTGGCCTCGAGCGAAGCCGAAACGATGTGGGCCTTGGTGCCCGCGTGCCAGACATATGCACAGTTGCCGGGAAACAGCTTCCAAGCATCGCCCCAGTCGGCGCGGTCGTCGTTGAGCACCTTGCCCTCTGCGAGCTGACCCTCGCCAGCAAGCCCCGACTTCTTCCTCCACGATGGATCGTAGTTCAGGCCATATGGGGGATCAGTCACCATCAAACCCGGCTCAACACCATCCAGAGCAAGATCAACGAACTCCTTGATGGTCGCGTCACCACATACCAGCCGATGATCTCCGAGTAACCAGACATCCCTGAGCTTGGTCACGATATTGGAGCCGTCGACATCCGGGGAGTCGTCGGGGTCGGTCAGGCCATCCTCGCCGGGTGCCATGAGAAGTTGGGCGATCTCCTTGGGATCAAAGCCGAGCAGACTCATGTCATACCCGGCCTCGAGCAACCCACGCATCTCGATCGAGAGCATCGCGGTATCCCAACCGGCGTTTTCTGCAAGTTTATTATCAGCAATGACATACGCACGGATCTGATCGGGAGTCAGGTGCGAGAGACAGATCGTTGGCACCTCGACATCGCCCCGCCGCTTACCCGCCAGCTTGCGAGCGTGACCGGCGATGATGCCATCGTCTCCGTCAATGAGGATTGGTTGAGTCCAGCCCCGCTCATTCATCGAAGCAACGATCTGGTCGATCTGCTCGTCGGAATGGGTTCGAGAGTTATTCTCGAACTCACGCAAGGAATCGATTGGCTTGTAAATCACTTCAAGCCGTGGCAGTTCCATAGTCGTCATGTCGCACCTCCGGGATCACCCCTCAAGTCGCGCGGATCACCCACGCGAGTATGTGCATCTCAAGTGTACACCAGAATACATCTGGAGTGAAAAAAAAGACGGATCGCCATTACAGCGACCCATCCGTGTAACCCACACTGGAAACCTGAGCCGCCCCTGATCAAGAAGCGGCTCGGTACTCGTTGAGCCAAGGCATCACGCCCAGACTCGAAGATCAGAAATGAGGCGACTTGGAAACCTCACTATTATGCCTGATCGAGCGAATGGATCGGGCAGGACTTGAACCTACACGCACGGGTTAGACCGCCGCTCTGCCGGTTGAGCTACCGACCCAATGCCCGTCTCTCCGGGCCGTCACGCATGACTGTTTTACGAGCATCTTTCGTGCGTTTCCTCGCTCAAGCAACACGACGGGGGCCTACCCCTCTCGCAATACAATCGACGATCGTTGACCAATATATCTCTTCGGATGACCAAGACCCATCAGGATCCCGATACACCCTGCAACCCATCACCCGAGTGTGATAATGCCCAGTCCCTATGTGGTAGCAATCGTAGATCGCCACCCTTGGATCACTCCGAAGAAACCTCGTTGAATTACCGCATACGGGGCAAATGGGTGGATTTATTGGATAACTAGACATCAATAGCGAGAGCTGGATTTGAACCAGCGACCTACAGGGTATGAACCTATCGAGCTACCAGACTGCTCTACCTCGCGGTCACATACTACCATCGTATCCGAGAGTGTCAAGTGAATACCCCAGATTATTGGGGATCGACCTCAGACCAGTCGGAACACCTAACAAACACCATTGTTCCATGTGGAACAATCGTCATCTTGGCGGGGGTTGGCGGGGATGCTGAATCGACGACGGGACGGTTGTGATGATCTGCCACAGCTCATCGTCAGTGGGATCTAACTCACGCAAACGCTCATGAGCAGAGAGAATGGCATCAACCTCCGCACGGATCGCCTGAGCACGCGTCTGATCGCCCACAGTGATCGTCCAGCGGAACTGATCGATCGGCTCAGTGAGGAGCCGTGCGCCATGCCCAGAGACCTCGTACACACCGGGGGAGAGATCCCAGACAATATCATTGCCGGGATGGGTGGGGATCGCGACATTCTCCATATCCATCAAGGGGATCCCCCGATCGAGATTGATCCCGTTGCGTCGACTGAAAGATGCGATCGCGGCATTGTGAACCACCAGCCGATTGCCATCAAGCTCATGGGTCGCGGGTGCCCATCCAATCCCGGAACCAGAGTCTGGGGCGAGCAGGACGGAGCAAGAAACGATAATGGGGACGATTGGGTGCATGGCGCACTCCTGTAAAGTTGTTCATAAGTCCTTTGGAATACACATTTTACGGGCGAGTATTTCCCCTTCGTGAGCAGCCCAAGCCGAGAGTGACTTTACACGCTGGTTGGGCTCCCCAATATCGATCTTGAAGCTCGAGATCACCAGCTTGCCGGGCGGGGGAATCGGATCACCCGGATCAACGGGTTTCCAGTATGTCGCCACGCAATGAGACTCGATCCTGCCAAAGAATACATGACCACGATTCTCGTCGATCGCCTTCTTGAGCGGGTGGCAGGTCAAGCACGAATAAGCCAAACACTCGGCGCACACCCATGGGGTCGAGACCAAGTACCGGGGAACCCCATTGACCAGAGTGGACTTGGGCGCTGCAGGTGAGCAGATCAGCATCTTGGGATCCGCACGCTCACAAACATGGCATCGCTGACGGGCAATGCACTGCCGGGTCATCTCTTCGTCGTACTTCCCAAAGTCGGGCGGGCCATCATCGTCGGGCACCCAAACGGTCATGAGATCGGCCATGTGCCATGTTGACTCTCGAAGCTCGCAATGCCCATTCTTCGATTGAGCGACGATCCACGGCATCGGCAAGCCGTTGACGATGTGATTCTTGAGCAGGTGAGCAGGGATGAATGATTTACCCATTGGACATCCTCCGTCGAGAACGCTTCACACTCGGATGCAGCGAACCGAGCCGATACGCTTGGCGCTCAATCCGAGTCATGACATCGCGCTCAGTAAGCAACGAATCAAATGTGCTGTTCATAGTCCGCACCTTCCACGAATGCTTGAATCGCTTCCGAGCACGCCAATACCGATACCAACCGGGTAAACGCATAGCCAACCCCTCCATCATCGAGCAGTGTACTGGCCTCGAGAGATCTTCTTGAAGATATTGGTCTCGCGGATCAATGCCTGATTGACGATAGTTCGGAAGTTGGCAGCGGTCGTCTTATACCCACGCTTGATCACCAGCTCGGAGATATCCGTCACAGACATCGTCTTGCCGTCGAGCAGCACGGCGATCGAGTCCACAAGGTTCATGGCGTTCTTGGGACGGCGCAATACCGCGCCAGTCGAGCCCAGAGCGCCGAACGATGAGAGCTCGGCATCAATCTCCGCGATCTGCTCGTACAGCTTCTCGCGACGACCCTTGAGTTTGTTCAGCTTGCGATGGCGAACATTCAGCTCTGCCTGCAACTGCGACAAAGACAGATCCTTGATGGGTGATGGTTTCGATTTAGACGGTTTCTTCTTTGTTGTTTTCGACTTAGTCATACCTTTATTCTCCAGTTAAAAAAACGATTCCTGCCTGTAAAAAAGCCCGACATCACATAGCCGATGATGCCGGGCGTGTTTGAGAACGGGGATCGAACCCGCAAACATTCCATGTCAAGTGGAAGCTCTTAACCATTCGAGCATCTCAATAACGATCGTCAGTGAATCAGATTTCCCGAGCGAACTTATCAGCTTAAAAACACATCGCTGCCATGAACCCCGCCGGGGATTTGTGAAACGGCGGGGGGAGGAATCGAACCTCCGCTAGTGGATCTCTTGTTCGCATCGGATACTCACTCCGATCGTCTGTCTCAGCTTGCTCGCAATAATCTAAGGATCAACTTTATTGCGGACACACACGCCTCTACCAGATTGGGCTACTTGACCGTAGTTGGAAAATGGTCAAGGGTGGGATCGAACCACCAACCTCATGTGAACGCATCAATCTCAGCTTGAGCTTGACGAGCAACCAGCATCGGTGAAGTTATTCACCGAAGATGAACTTGAAAATATCCTCTCCTTGAGTAAACTGGGTGATCTCAGTCGCGTTCGCACGCTCCCGAGCTTGACGGACGGCATCGCGCAGCACGGTCACCCGAACTGCCAGCTTCTGCTGTTCGATGCCAGAGATCGCACCAGAGAATCGAGTCTCTGACCACGAACCAACAATCTTGTCGAGATAGATCAACTCAGTCTGAGCTGGATGCTGAGGGGTTGCCTCGGCCTTGGTGATCACCTCTGGGGTCTTGGCGGTCTTAGTCTTGATGACCGGAGAAACCGATTCCATCAAGCCCGGATCGCCACCAGCAACCCACTTGATCGACTGGTCGAGAACAGGCAGGTTCCCCACATAGGTGAGCATGTCACCAAAGAACCGCTCGAGATAGAGCAGGTGGGTCGCGGGCACGCTCAACAACTGGAATCCTTCGTGATCAACACCGGCCTCAATAATCACATCGGCGGTCGCCAATCGATTTCCTTCATCCTGCGTCCGCGTCACATCCAGCAACGCAACAATACCAGATCGAATGCTGTCAGTGAGCATCGCCACAGTGTTGTGGATCTGATCATTCTCGGCTGGAAGCTCCAGACCTCCATCAATCGAAGGGGTATAGACCCGAGAGCGACCCTCGAAAGATCCTGCCTTCATAGCCAACTTGTTTGCTTCGGTGAGCAAACGCTCGCCTTTGTTCTTGCGGTCTTTTACAACCGCAACGACTTCACATAGCTTTGTCATATTCGTCTCCTTTCAGGACTCAGAGAGTACCCCCCGGATTCGACACTATGCAAATCAATCCTTCGATATTGCGTAATCTAAGTCGTATGGGCCGGTTATCGGACTGAGCTGGGAGGCACAAACCCGCTCCATGTTGACTGTATAGCTCTTGGTCACGCGACCGACCCGATTTCCAATCACGAAACCGTGATCCATCAACAACTGAGCACAGCGGTTCGCCTGTGTGTATGACATCCCGGTTATGTCGGAGATCTCCCGGTGCGTGATCGGCTGACCCTCCGTCGCCCACAGAACGATCAGAACCAACTTAATAGATCCCGAGCCGACCGGAGACTGACCGGGGTGCGCACGCGCGGCAGTCAGCCGGGTGTTGAGGATTCGACCAAACTTCGTCATAGATCCTGTGATTTTTACCATGCCCCATTTGGGCGCACGCTCACAGCAATGCAAGGCCCACACAAAAAAACACCGCCAGATTTATCCCAACGGTGCATGGATGATGATTGACAGGGATCTTATCAGACGGCTGCGAGGGCAATCGCGGCAATGCGAAGCCCTTGAGCTGCCACAGAGAGGATCCGGCCATCCAGATCGTCAGCGTTGGTGACGGCACCCACAGCGGCTCTGAGGACTACATTGTCACGCTCAGCAACAAGGGCCTCGTCGAATCCGGGCTCGCCAGACGCGAGGATCAGGGATAGGTGATCAGCACGCTCTGAGGCATACTGAGCGACGGCATCGATCTCATCAACGATCGCCTGACCAACCTGCTCTGCTTGGCTGGTGATCAAGGAAACGATGTCGGTGCCGATTTGGGGAAGTGCATCTTCACGATTCATAACAGGAACTCCATTTTAGAGTAGAGGGACGGGGTGATTACCAGCCGAATGAGCCGGTGGTTTTATCGAGGGCTTCCCCGATGTTGTGAATACGCTCGGCCTTGGACTCGACACCTAACGGGCCGATCAATCCATCTGCGAGCTTCTGACGAATGCCGAGCTCGGCATAACCACGAACAGTGGGCCAGAGTGGACGCGCCTCAGTGGTAATGCGATCAATGTCTTTGGAGCGAACCGCCTCAAAGTACATATCAGCGACATCCTGTGCGGCTGCACGCTCGGAGATCGGGACGGTCGCCACCCCAGCTGCGACATCGGACTCAAATCCATGCGAAGTGAGACTGAGCGCCGGGGCAAGGATGTTCTCTCGAGCATTCGCTCCAGCATGGCAGCCGGGGAGGATAAGAACTGAGAGCGTGCCCAAAAGCAACGCCATCAACATTAAGAGTCGAGGAAACTTCATGATTAACCTTTCTGGTTTGGGTCTTGAGAAGTACCAGCGCCGCGTTGGTCATACGAGACCTCAACACCGCTCTTGGTCTGATTGATTACGGGGCCATCGCTGACAGCTTTGGCTTGAAAGCCCTTCACGATCGAGCGTCCGAATGTGTACGCGGCCTCGAGACCGGCGATGATCAGCAACGCGGTCTGCTCGTCGAGCTGAACATCGACACCGAATCGCTGGAGGATCACCACTAGAATGAACAGGGCCTGAACTGAAGTCTTGCCCTTGAACTCGCTGGTTGATTTACCGGGACGCATCGAGGATGCAGCCAACCCCATTTTAGAAACTTCTGACATATCGGACTCCTTGGGTGAGCTAGATCATACCGGATCCGACAACAGATGAATAGGGGGGTAAAAAAATGGCCCCGATTCAACTAAGAAACGGGGCCATGCAGGAAATGGGTGAACCGATTTATTTTTCGAGCATCGCCATAACTTCGGCGATATCAGCGTTATGCGAGCTGATCGAGCTCATAGGTGAATCATTCGATTCGGACATCAACGATCCAGCGGAGAGAGCGACGGCCACCCCCATGCCTCCGATGATGCCGATTGTGATCCAGAAACGAGCGGGAATGTTGCGGGCGCGATTGAACATAGTAATCTCCTTGGTAAGTGACACCCCTATTGTCCAATACACTTTGCGATGGTGCAAGCCCACGAACAAGCGTTCCTGAGACATAATCCACCCCAGACGCGCCAAGCCGCACAGACGGACTACTTGAGACCGATTGAGAGGAATGGCTCGACCAATTCGGGCTCTGAGGGCCAGTCGGGGCCTGTACAGCACAACCTGCAGTGAGTCCAACAATGACCAAGCTCATTAATGCGATGACCGGGTAGCGAATCATGGTACTTTCATTGCTCCTGAATGGCGGTCAAGGGAGCGACCGGGGGATCAGGATCAGTGTCCTCACTGCCGAGCCGGTTCAGGGCCTCGACGACCTCGAAGAATGTGATATCACCAAGAGCCGCCTCGCGCTCACCAACCTCCATGATCATCGCCAGCAACGCCTGAATCCGATCAACACGCTCGGACGGGACTTCGTGGGTTGAATACGCGGTCGCCAGCTCGAGATTGGAATCAGGTGGATTGAACTGCACCGCGGCTTGGATCGAGTAATGGACATCCGGGTCAACCTCGAAGATGATCGGGGTGCCATCACCCATCGCAACCACAATATCAGCGAGCTGGACAGGGACTCCGAACCCAGACAGATTCATCACGCTCGGAGAGATCTTGGCATAGGTCGCTCCCTCGACGACGATACGACGGGCGCTGGGTCGAGTGATCACGGGCTCTGGCGGCTCGGGTGCCAGCTGTGCCATGGGAGTCGGGGACTCGGCCTCGTTCTCCTGTAACACCTTGATCGGCTCATACCCCTCTGGATTCTCCTTGAGCACCGCAGCCGGGGACTGAATAATCACGGTCTCGGGCTCGGTCTCGGGTTGCAATGATAATGCCATCGAATCACTGGCGAGCAGCATCATGGCACCGGCGATGATCAACAGATAGACGATATTCACAAACTTCATTCCTGACTCCTTGTCTCAATATGCTCCGGTCTTTCCTCGAGTAAACGATACCCATGGGGACATCGGCTCATGCTCTTTGACTCATCATAGGGCTCTCCACACTTATCGCAAATGAGAATGCTCACAACTGGGCGTAGATCCCCGTTCTCATCTCTCAACGACTGAATCGCCATTGGCCCACCTCGCTACAGTTTCCACCATCCACTCAGCCGCACACCCCTGATCCACATTGGAAACGAACTGAGTAACCCCAGACTGATTCATCGGGGCGCACAGGATGATGAAGCCGGTTTGATCCGGGGTCATTTGGTGAATCGCTCTCGCAAGATGTTCGAAATGTTCCTTCAGCTCTGGCTCGGTCATCTGGTCATAGGCATGCATCAGAGATGACCCCCCTTGTTCTGCTTATCCAAACACGAACAGGCTTCATAAAAAGCCTTGGCTCCGAACGCTGAAAGACTGGCGCGGAGCACATCTTTGGAAGCATGATCACCGAGCTGTGTCGGGATGAACACCCAACACTCGAGAACATACTTCTGCATCACGCCATGAAGCGATTGCATCGGTCTGGTCTGGCGATCCCAATCGTCCTGAACCTCGACCGCAAAATGCTTATCCCAATAGCTGAAGCTGTAATCGTTCTGGGGCTCACCGAGAACATGATGAATATCATCGATCGCAAGATCGTTGAGAACCTGATTCACCTTGCCATACTGAGCGGTCAACTGTCCGAACGCGAGATCAAGCTGCTTGTACCGTGACCTTTCACTCTCCATCGCAACAGCGTGCTCCTGCTCGAGCAGCCGCATAGATGATGAATGATCAAGTTTTAGATAGGCAATATGCCTTCGAGTCAGAACACGAATCCGCCAAATGATCAGGTTCGATCCAATGACCATAATCGCAGACAGGATGGGTATCAATGTGTAAAACAACGGGCTCATGATTTCAACTCCCAGAGCCGTTGCATCCCCTTGGCGGGAAGCGGCTCATCTAAAACCTTGACATGTTCAAACACCCAGATCCAACGACCGACCGAGAAATCACCCCACTTATCGATCGAGAAACTCCAATGAGACTGGTGTATACCGATCCCAACCCCCTCGGCGAATCTGTGTCCGCGTCTACCAGAATGGCTCCTTACCTTGAACGCGCCAGCCAAGATCGCTGAACAAATCACCACACCGCGAGGGAGAGGATCAAGCGCGTGCTCATAGTCGAGATCCCGATGGGTCTTTGGATACATGCCAGCCTTCAGCAGCAAGCCGACGATCTCCCCTCTCATCAATGGCGGGAAAGTATCAACATTCCGTTTGGCAGCATGAATGGCTATCCGCTCGCCGATGAGATTCTTGGGTGGTGCCCACGAACGGGTCTCCACGCACTTCGCACCACTGGCGATCAGGGAAGCCCACGGCTGGTGTAATGTCAGCGCCTTCATGCACTACCCTCCCAATCAAAACGATGCTCACGATTGGATCGTCTTTGTGTCACTAGAGACTGGGCCATCTTGTCGATGAACTGCTCAACACACAATGAGTTTTCGATATCAGTCATCTTGACAGCGCATTCCTGCGACCACTCGTACCAAGACAAGCTGCATAAATGCACAAGTTCGTGAACGATCCACTGCTCCATATCATATGGAGGGATTGTGGTATTGAAGTCAACAGGATCAAGAACGCAAACGATCGCCTCTTGGCAATCCGGTCTCCCGTCGATCCTCGCCACTGCACCCTTTAAATCCTCAGACCTCTTAAACTTGATTTTGATCGCCCAATCGTTGAGCCGAAGAATACCCATCCAGTATTTGGTCACCACAATGCACTGATCCTCGGTAAGCTCTTCGCCATGCTCCCAAATAGACTTGTGCGAAACAATCAATCCAGTATCTTTGTTATCATCGTCTGTCATTCGCTCTCCTTGAACTCTTTGCACGCGGGCGAGTTGGCGCGGATGTCAGATCCATAGCCACTCGTCCACTCATGCCTCATTAAACCACATTTAAAAAAACGCTTACTCCCAGACCCGTTCGGTCGTATCACAAAGAACCTGCACCCCTTGCAAGTCTTCCCATCCGGGCCTCCACCCGGCTTGGCAGCATACCCGTTGACAGGATACTTCTTCTTCGGCGGGATGTCGGAATCAGGAAACAGCGTCATCGGGTGCCTCATTCTTGAGATCGCGAGCCACAGCATTGAGCCTCGCATTGATCTTGCGCAAATATACAGCCGACCGCTCAACACCGACGAATCTCCTGTTGAGCTTCAACGCCTCAACACCAGCCGACCCCGACCCTGCGAATCCATCGAGCACGATATCATCTGGATTGCTCCAACCGGCGATGATGCGAACCATCAGCTCGGGAGGGAGCTGGGCGGGATGCCATTTGACGCGGTCATTGCTGGTGCCCTGAAGCCGACGAAACTTCCAGACGGTTCCCGGTATCCGGCCTCGAGGGTCAGCACGCGAATCACCCATCTCCTGACGGGTCGATCGAATGCGGACATCATCGAGATTCTTGACCACCTTCTTCGGATCATTCGTGTGGCACAGGATCATCCTGAAATCAGGCGTGAGATCGTGCTGGCGGTATTGAGAGAAGGTCTCATGCCAAGCGATCGTGTACAGGCTCGGCCCAATGATCGCCTCCATGAGGGGCCTGACCCACCACGCATGGGAGATCGGAACGATCCACCAGCAAGTAGCGCCGGGTGCCATCCAAAGAGACTGGGCGCGGAGCGAGCGTTGGATCAGCGATTGGTACGCATCGGGGGAGAGATTGTCCCCGGCGCGATCGCCCGCATAATCCAAGCCGATGTTGTAGGGCGGATCTGAGAGGACAATCCGTGCCGTTCCCGGATTGAAGATCCTTGTCGTAGTCTTTGGAAGATCGAGCTCCGCGCCCAGCCGATATGCGAACTTCAATAGCTCGTAGTTTTTTACAGGAATCGTCTTACCCATTTTCGTACTCTGCTTTCGCTTGATTCACCTGATCAACCCACGAATCAGGCCACTTGATCTGCTCGAACTCGAGCGGATTCTTCTTCCGGGTCTCAACCCATGAATCCATGTTCTCCTGACCCTTGCAGGATCCAATCGGAAACACATTGTGGAGCACGCACGCATAGATATGAAGGATCCGCATGTTGTTCTCGTCGGCACGCAATGCGCACTCATGAAGATCATTCTTGATGACGGCACACAAGAAATCTCCGGGCACGATTCCAAAGCAAATATACCCTATTATGCCTCCACGCATGTACTCAGGAACTAAATGGTAATCAAACGGTTGCGACATCGGACTCTCCTAATTTCAAATGATCACGGATCAGAGCAATCAACTGATCAGATCCGTGGGTATGGATTCCCTTGGTGTACTTTCGATTGAACACCAGCTTGGCCGACGACGGCCACCACTCAGCAAACGCCTTGCTGTTTATCGAGAACACCCAATGGTGTGCGGAGTTATTGAGTTTGATAGAGACATCGATCGCCTCCAGAGTCGTCACGACCGATTCGTAATCCCTGAGCGCAGAGCCATACCGAGCATCATGCCGAGCCGATGCGTCTGGTATAAATCGAGCACGATTCGTCTTGCCGACGATGGAGTTGGCTTTGCGTGAATCAGGAAGTCCCATCTGCAGCGACTTCCTCTTGATGATCAATGAGCCAATGAGTCTCACCAGTCATTCGCACAGCGTACTTCAACACACGATCACAGTTAGGGCATGAACCGGGTGGAATATTGAGTGCATGAAAGTTAAACGAATCGGAATCAGTGCCCGTCGCTTCATAGATCGAACAAAGCGATCCGCAAGATGGGCACGCGAGCTTCTCTTTATTCTTGGAATCTAAGAACTGGATCTGCTTCTCAATCTCAGTGATGGCTGGCTGTTTTACTGGCATGTTTATCTCCTGAACCCACTGTCGCATACGATAGCGTACAAAGCGAGAGAATACCGAGCACTTGGCTCTAATAGATGCTATCGGACTTGGGTAAACTCGGATTTATACAGTTCGATGTCGCAAATATACGATCCACACGGGCCATCCATACCCAACGCAACGCACCAATCAGCACGCCACGGTCGATTGGATCTCAGCTTGGTGAATGAGACCACGAACACTGCAGCCTGATCAGGCATGGCTCGCATCAGCTTGTCAGGGAGCATGCTGCACACACACACCGCGGAATCAGGGAACCGAGGATCCACCATAACCATCGGATCCCATCTGATCATGTGAAACCATTTCTCGATCGAGTCCTTGGAATCCAAGCTCAATGATAAACCAACCCGGCGCACCTGATCACAAAACAGCATCTTGGCGCGGGCTTCTGGATCATCCTCACAGAGACCCCAACCGGCCCACCAAAGCGACTTCGCTGACGATAAAAGTGTGTCATACATAACAAATCCTCCGCCCACAAGATCCAATACAGAACCGTCCCGAGCAAGATCCTTTGCAGGAATCAAACTCGGGACGGGGGGGATTCAAAGGTCTATACCGGATATGCCAGTTATGAGGCTGACGAATCCACAAAGATCGACACATTTGAAGGGAAGCTGATCTCACGCATCTGCCGAATAAGCTCTTGGCGAGCCTTGAGGATCGCGTTGGCAACCTCGCCCTCCTGCGGCTTGATGGTGAACTTTCGATCCTGAACATCGATCAGCACCGAGCACTTGACACCCCAGTTGAGCGGTATCGAACCAGTCGCGATCTCTTCGTAGATGCTGCTGAACAGGGTGATAACCTCATCGATTCCACCCTCAACCCCAGCGACCTCAGCTTCAACACTCATATCAACAGTCTCGCTGCCATGCGAAACAGTGGAACCACCACCAGCGTTCTCCTTGATCTTGAGCTTGCGGATCGCAGGCAGGAATGTCTCAGGCTTCACGCGATCTGGATAAACCGAACGCAACTTCCATTCGAGAGATTTCTGCGTCAGCGCACGCATGGCACCGATTTGGCTGATCGACTCGAGCATATTGAGCTTGAGCGTTACACGATCCCGACGACCACCGCGCTCATCGAACACGGCTTCGATCTTATCGCGACCAACAAAGATCCTGCACTGCATATCGTTGTGATTCTCATCACCAACGGGCAATGAGATCTTGGCAAGATCATCCACGATGGTCATAAAACCATCAACAGTGTCAGCCGAGTACTTCCGCTCAGGCATCCATGTATCGCCCAGCGTCCCATCCTTGAGGATCATCTGCTTGCGGCCATCGTTTCCGGGGAACTCGAGCCAACTCGGTTTCATCGCGTCGGTCGCCAGAGCAACCACCGCGCTGATGCTATCGCTATTTGAAATCGTATCCAATGTTTCTGTTTCCATCTCCGACATGATTATTCCTCCAGATTGGGTTCTTGCTGACCATCCTTGGCTTCGTCAAGGGTGGGCTGATTGACATCGTCTTGTGAAGCGTCATTGAAAACTAGCTGACCGTTAGAACGCACGCCCATATTGATCGTCTTGGAGCGTGACTTGGGCAACGCACAATGCGAGACCACATCAATGTCGGTCTCGCGGCACATACCATCCTCATCGAGAACAGGATTGATCTCGAGCACAATCGTCACCTTGCGTGATTTATTCACGCCGGGACGATTCGAGCAATCGCTCGTCGCAGTTCGTAGAGCCTTGTTGATCGTGAGCGCAATCCGCTCGTCGTCGAGGGTTGCGATATCTTGGATTCGGAACTGCTTGAGCATGGTGGGTCTCCTTGGTGGTTATCGTTTGCGAGAGTATACCGGAAAGCTCCAGCATGTGTAATACTCCAAGGATTATTTCTGGGATTTACAGAAATCTGGATAGACCAGAGCAGTCGCCCGCACCGGCATCCCCTTCTCAATAAGCCCCAGCTTCCTCAAACTCGCCATGGCACCGCGGATCGTGGAGCTGGACGGCGAAACATCGCAGGCAGCCGCAAACTCATCCTTGGTAAGCTCTTGGTGCTCGAGGATCGCATTGAACGCCCGCAGATCCACACCACCGCCGATCCGATTCCGAATCATCCCATGCCATTCCTCGATCGAGGGTGAGACCTTGATGTGGGCTACAGCCACCACGCCAGCATCAGTCAGGGCGGTCGCCTTGCCCTCATACGCGATGAGACCCTGCTTCTTGAGCGATGACCGGCAACCGCGGATCGTGGACGACTTAGGAGAGATCCCAGCCACGAAAGCGACCTGCTCAGTGCTTGGATTATGGATCCCCGGCACGCGCCACCACGCCAGAGCCTCCATGAAGCGAGATTCAGCACTCCCAGAGCCGATCGATACCGTCTGAATCCCGGAATCGTCGAACACCACATCCTTCGTGGGCACTCTCGGTGAATCAGGGAATGTGTAATCGCTCTGAACGGCTCCTGCGGGCTTCTTAGAAACCGGGGTCTGGATCGTCACGCACTCCGTTGGAATCGAACCCAGAGCAGCCAAGGCATCATCATGAGCCTTTGAACGCTCCGAAGTCACCGCAGACAGGGATCCCGCCAGCCTAGTGAACAATCCCTCGTACCGAGTGTTGAGCTGATCGATGATGCTCTTCGCCTTCGCCAAAGCCCGATCCCGAGCGAGATTGGCGGCATCGACCACTGACTGAGACTCACGGATCACCCGATTCATCTGCATCTCATGATCCCGAGCAGACGCGCCAGCCCCCGAATCCCGAGCGAGCTTCGCCTTCTCCAGCTCCCGAGCCGACATCGAAACCTGCTTCCTGAGCGTCCCAATGACCTTCTGAGCCTCTTCCAGATTCAACGGGGAACCAGAATCGTCGATCGTCTCCTTCATCGAAGCCGCGATCCGCTTGATCATCTTGGCACCCATCACCGGGGGTATATTCTGGCTCGCTGGATCCGGGGGCGATGTCCGAGGGAGTCGCGCCTGAAAGTGCGTCACACCATCCTGATCGAGAGCCGGGCCATGGGCATACCACTCACCAGCTTTGAGCGTTCGGAGTACTTGAGCCTCCCGATTCGTCATCCCCAGCATGTCAGCCGAGCGTTTGATATCGACATCGAGCGTCGTGAGACCAAAGAACTGATTCCCAGCCTCGGCAACAGCATCCTTGGACACCTTCGAAATCCGTTGGGTGAGCAGGACACCCCCATACCCACGCTTGCGCCCACGGCTCATGAGATCGATCACGGCGCTCGCAGCGCCAGAATCCTTGTGACCCTCTGGGCAAAACCGATGAGCCTCATCGATACAAACCAGAGTGGGTCTCCAGCACTTCTTCGGAGCGTGCATCATGGCATTCAAAAACTGAGCGACATACTCTGAGTGATCCTTCGCAGGCAGATCAGACAAATCGATGATCGCAGAGCTTGATTGCTCGAGCAGACCACGCGCCATCTTCCCGGCTGTCTTTGGATCGGCTCGAAGCTCACCACCGGGGCCGACCAGCACCATGTGGCATTCGGATCTGACCGTGAAAAACTCACCCTCTGGGTCGATGATTATGACAGGGATCTTGTCAGCAACCGCCTCAGTCACCAGCCGCAACAGAAACGACTTCCCACCGCCAGAGCTTGCCTGCACCAAAGCGCGAGTCGTCGCCAGCTTCCCAGCGTCGAGTACTGGAGATCTGTTCTTCGACAGCCTCACACCAAGATCGGGAGATTTGTAAGCCATCAAAGCAACTCCAATGCGATGTCGTCCTCTTTCATCGGCTCCATGAACTCGGCGGGAATCACAATACCGAGCATCATCAACCCCGTGTGCTTGTTATAAACACCAGCGCCCGGAGCTTCCTCCGTGAAGATGTCGTCAGCATAAACCTGAAGGGTGCGATTTGGAATCGCTGCGCACGGCCATGAATACTCACCGGGCACAGTACACCGCATCGGTTTGTGGACATTTGTTGTCTTCGTCGGCATCAATACTCCCCAATCAGTTCTTTGTATAGATCAAGCCACTCCTGCGCCCAGTACTGGTTCGGCTCGATCTCGGTCACAGGGATCAAATACCCTCGAGCCTGATCGAACGCATCACCGATGCACCACTCCATCTGTCGATGGGACATCAGATTCGTAGCCTCCGCCGCCAGCATAACCAGATCACATTTCTTGCAGAGATCCCACAGGTGTGGGTACTCTTCGCCCACGCCCAACTTTGATCGAACCGAGCGAGCTACTCGATCTTCCAAATCAGTCCACGCGGGGCCGATCGCACCCTTGAGCGGGCGCACCATGTCGCCGATGTACGCTTCATGAGCGTCGTGAACAAGGATTCTTTGCTTCAACTTCTTCAGAACATCGCCATCAGCGTTGAACTTCAGGAACGATGGCATGTCCATCATGCGGACAGTGTGCTCCGCAACGGAATAGAACCGATTGGTATGTCCATTGAATCGACCGATGTTTGCAAGCGCCCACGCGACATCCTTCGGATCAACGATGTTGGAATCGAGATCCGAGAAGCTGAATATGTGACCAAGCCGAGTCTGAACCCATCCCAGATCATTGCCTTCATTGCTCATACCACAATCCCCCGAATACCTGCGAGCTGACCATCAATCATCAGAACTCGCCCACGCCATTCTTCGAGAGCGATGTGGCGAATCCGCTCGGAAGTCTCTTCGGTCATGTCGTAGAGAACATTCCCATTCTGATACCCCTCACGCTGAGCGCCAGTCGAAACCTTGATCAATGGAGCGAGCGAAACCTCACCGACCTTGGTGTCCAACGAGCCATCTGGATCATGAGGATCCTCAACGGTCGGCGCAGGTGGTGGTGGATCGAAAGCGTGAATCCGCTTCATCAAACGATCACGCTCCTGAATGAGAGCATTAACATCTTTCAACTTCATTGGGACATCTTGCATACAGGCTCCTTGCATTACATAACTTACGGACGGCGATACTATCGCATCAGACAGGGATTGTCAAGCACGAATCACGCGACTCGGACGGCTCTCGCCCGGTAACCTGAACTCAGCAACGCACGCGAGGATGATCCGAATGATGTATTTCCTCGCGGTCTCGACGGTTCCGAAGTCTTTTCCGCACCGGATCGCGTCCTCGATCGCAAGGCGCACAAGATCCTGAGCCGACACGGGCTTCCCACGATTGCACATACACCGATTGAACATCGACCACTCCTTGGCGCGATGCATCTGGATCGATACGCTCGCAAACGCTCGATGAGCCATCTTGCAACGCGCCCAGCTGACAGACTTCGCAGTCGAGAGCCAATCAGCAACAGACGACCAAGCGCCTTTGCTCAGACACCACGCAAAGTTGGGCACCCGGTAGGCATGCGGATCGACGGCTCTTGGGGGGGAAGCTAAACCAGAACAGAGAGAACTCTTTCGGGGAGAGTTAATCTTGGAGGGTTCAGCTACTCCCTTGTGCGCGGACAAATGCGCGGACACAACCAACGAACCGCCAGCTTTGATCACGGCGATAACTGCCTTCCCAAGCTCGGTCAGATTCCTCTCAGCGGTTCGGCAACGACGCTTGACCTTGACGACCAGACCAGACTGAACCAGCTCGGCAAAGCGACGACGAACAGTCCGCTCCGAGCACTCCATCCGCTTGGCGAGCGTCCGAGCCTTGGCGCAGCACACACCCTTCTGGCATGATTCCAGCCCACGAACATGGAAAAGCTGCTTGACAGCACCCCCAGACAGCTCTTCGAGCAACCAAATCGCTTCCGATAACTCCGAATGTGAGAAATCTTCGAGGAAATCGGCGTTTTGGATAGCACCGTTGGATCTATATGTGATATGGTTCATCTGTTCCCTTCTTTGCGGATTGGTGAACAAACCCGAAGCCCGCGACTCGAAATCGCGGGCTTCACTTTTGGATCTGCGAACAAGGTTGTACCCCCGATAAGTACCCTTGTCGAATCCGATGAACCCGATAAATAAAAAGGTGGATAACCCAGAGAGTTATCCACATACGAATACTGACTTATCCACAGGGTTTGGGGGTTATGTGCATGCCTTTGTGGACAACTCAGATCTGAGCAGGTTTCCACCGAGCGTTCTTCGGCACCGGGCCGTGCTCATGTTTGAGATCCCGCCACAAGGGAGCATCCAACTTCTCAGGCATGAACAGCGGGCAAGCGGCTGCGTCAATCGATCCGTACCGCATCGTGAACCAGCCCCCAAGCCCAATAGCATCGCCCCGGTCGCCTCCGGGATCGTCCTTGCCGTCATACGCGCCCGAGTACTCGAGACCCGCCAGACGACGATCCTTGGGCACACACCGCCCAGTCCCCATCTTCGTCCAGTGATCAGCCGACACACACACCACAGGAACGCCCACAGACCAAGCGGATCCAACCACCACCCCCACGGCCATGGCGTAGGACGGGATCTTGGTGGATCGCTCCTTCACCCACGATCCCTTGCCTGTGCCGGGGGTTTCGATGACGATGCGATCGAACTGACCCTCGAGCTGGGCAAACAGGGCCATGGAGTCATATCGGAGACCACCAAGCCGAGCTTGGAGACCCCACCCCTCTGGGCGCTTGAGGATTCCAGATAGTGTCGGGACATTCCTCCCAGACAATGGCATCAACGCCCAGCCGGTCGCAGTCGAGCTCGGATCGAAGATCAAGGCATTCATTCGGAAACCGGGATCTTCAAATGATCCACAGCATCGTTGATGGCAGCTTCGTATCCCTTTCCGATCAGACGGTACAGGGGATCTCGCTTGTTCTTGGGCAAAGCGTTCCAGCACAGTGAACAAACCGACTTCCGCTTGGGCTTGAACCCATCGCATGCGGGACAGGTCTCGGATAAGAGGGACTGAGTTGCTTGGAGCTTCGTGATCATATTACGGAACCATCAATGTGTGCGAGTGACTGGAAATAGTACGGCTTGAGAAATCCAGCCGAACCATCATAGTCGGAGATCTGGATCATCTGCCACAACCAGAGTAAACGACCAGAGCGACCATTGCAATCTGTGAACGGGTGAACATCCTCGTATCGTCGATGAAGGATATACGGGTCGCGATTGAGATTGGCGCACTCGATCAACCAATCGAGATCAGTAATCACTCGACTACCGGATGGCGTACCTTGCTGAAAGCCAATCTTCACATTGGATATGCGATGATGAGTACGGGCAAGCGCACCCGGCTCAGAACAGCACACAAACTGCTTCAATCGATCAACCGTGAAATCCGCGTAGCCGAGGATCCTCTTTGCCTCGTCAAACTCAGCGACCGAGTATCCATTCAAGCACTCGATCGCATTGGACTCTGTCAGAAATCGTCTAAGGTTTTCATCTGAAATCATCGCGGATCCTTTCTAAAACGACCACCGGAGCGATACTCCGATGGCCGTGGTGCTCATCCCTGAGCAATCCATCCAACAGGGATGGGTTAACCAGTGGTATCCCCGTCAGCGACAGGACTCTCTTCCACCGGGGTTGACTTGGGTTTCGTGGTCTTCTTCGTGGTCTTTTTGGGCTTTGGTTTAGGAGCCTCGTCATCGCCCAATCGGAACTCATCTTGACCATCAGCAGCATCAGCAGCTTCTTGAGCCTTGATCTCTTCCATCTCAGCAGCCGTCATGCCAGCCGATCCGTCTGTTGGCTTCTGCTGATCGGGATCCTCATCACCAGACTTATCCGGCAACACCATCTCAACGATCTCCACGATCTTCTCGACCACAGCTTTGCCCGATGCTTCATGCGCATCCTTACGCTTCTGCTCGGCAACCACATCGTCCATCTTCTTCTTGCCATCGTCGAAGTTTGGCTCAGGATCCCCTTCTGGATCTGGATCAGGCTTCGCTTGATCCTTGGGATCAGCGCCGCCATTCTTGTTGGCTGCGAGCTTCGCTGCGAGCTGCTCGGTCTTCGTACCACCAACAGCCGGGCCATCCTCAACAGGGACATTCGGAAACACGGTATCGATCTCCATCCCGTCGAACCGAATCGCATTGGCGATCCCGAGCAACACCTCGAACTCATCGAGGCCGATCTGATCACGCGACTCAACACCCAGAGCATAGAAAACCCTCTGGTCATCAACACCGAGCGAAGCGAAGTGAGCAAACATCTTGTCACGCCGCTCCTGAAGCGTGCTTGCATCGCCTCGAGCAACAGTCCTCGCAGCGGCATGGATCGAGTTGGTGAACGCATCGGGGACTATCAATAAAACCGAGTTTCGGAACGCGATCGATGCAGCGGCCATCGTGGTCACGCCGATCATGTCGTCATTGAATGTCTTCCCATACTTATCGACGATCCGGCGCTTCACATCTACAGCAAAGCACACATTCTTCTCGACATCCCAAGCCACCGCGCGGACAGTCACGAAACGCTTATCCTCCGCAATGGGAGTGACCTGAATCCAGAGATTTCCCCAGCATGAAGCGATGATCTTCGCAAACTTGATCGACGGGCCTGTGATCGTCTTATTCCCTCGAGGGATCGAGTAAGTACACCCAGCCGCGGAATCAACATCGATCGTGGCAAGCTCGGTCGCCTGCTTCTTCACAGTCACGATCGATCGAGGAAACCTCTTCGCAGTCTCGATGAGCCGATCGATCTGAGCACCAGCCATCTGCTCGGCCATACCGGGATCGACCTGCTGCATCTGGACTTCGCCACCATCATTTGAATCAGAAAACGAACTCATGATTTAGCCCCCGCTTCAAACTCAGCATCCTCATGCGTCGAACCCAGCTTGACATCCTCAAACTTTGCATTGACCTTGACACCCTTCTTGACCTTGCCCAAACGCATCACACGATGACGACCGGGGTTACGAACAGCTGCGTAGACAGCCGGGTAATCATCCTTGAGCTTCTGAGTGAGCACACCACCAGTCGCCTGCTCGTTGAATGTGAGAGCGATCTTCTCAGCGGCCTTATCCACACCGATGTCGAGAACGCCAGCGAGGATCGCAATCTGTTCCTTGGTTGGCTTGAGCAACCCACACTCAGCGAGACCGAGCCGCTCGCGCACACGATCCTTCGCTTCATCGAGCCGTGTCTTGAGATCCTTGGATTCCTCGTTGAGAGCCTGCCAAGTAACGATGTCGGTATACGCCTTCTCCATCCCAAGGTCGATCACAGTCTTGGGCAAACGGCGAATCCTCGACATCGTGTTGGATGATGGAGGGACATCGTCTGGCTTCTCACCACTCTCCACGCACTTCCAGAAATCGGAAACCGTGTCGAGGATGAGCGTCCCGATATCCTTATTGAACGGGATGTGATACATCGCATGACCACGCCCAGACACGAACGATGAGATATACGACTCCTTCGCACCAACCGCAAGCATCTGTGCATGCACCTGAAGCGCGTACTTCGTAGGAACCTCATCGGATCCATCCTCACCAAACTCATTCACGATATTACTGAACTCAGAGAGCAGCCCAGCGGTCTTGCATTCGACAGGGACGATCAGACCATCACGCTCGAACCAAGCGTCCAGATTGACACCCAGCTTTGTACCCTCGAGCGTTCGGAATGGATTGGCGCTGGTAAGCTCAACACCGAGCCGACTGGCACCAACCTCCCGACACGCACGCTCGAACACATTGCCAAGCTCCATCGCCTCGTTTGATTCGTCCTTGACTCCGTGGATCTTCTCGACCCATACATCGACCGGGCCTCGGTATTGATCCTCGCCCATGATCGCAGCGACATCTGAGCCACCGACATAACTGCGTCGGCGCTCCCGTTGAGCTTCTGTTAAAGCCATAACTGTACTCCAAATGATCGACCATCAACGCACAGCACCAACCGAGCGAGGGGTCGAGCAAAGAGTACCATTCAAGCTCTGGGTAAGCAAGAATATACTCTCGTTTCCGAGAGGATGAGACAGATACTAGTTATCGGACGATCCAGAGACCGAGACCGAGATCTCCAGCCCAACAGCCTTGAGCATGGCGCAGACATTGCTGAAGGTGGTCTCGACATTGGAATCTTCGGCAAGGAATCGGTAGACGACCGCCTCGCTGGATCCAGCCTTCGATACCAGCCAATATGTGGTCTTTCCCAGTTCCTCGAGCCGAGCATTGATGACATCGCGGGCATGCCACTTGCTCAGGTCGTATGGGTTCTTCCGTTTGGAGTACTTGCTTTTAGATTTACTTTGCTTCTTGGACACGCCGAAACCTCCGAGCGACTGTTATCAGATACGCAAAGGGTACTTCAGATAGTCCGATAAATCAACTGGGCTGCATCTTTACAAATCGTTGTAGCATGGATTTCCATTCATGATCCAGCACCAACCCAGCTGCTGTGTAGGCGCGACCCACGCGATCGGCGGGTGAAGCATCAGGATCAATCAGGTGCCGATGAGCTGCCATCGCAGGCGAAAGCACCCGAGAAATGAAGCGGTCTTGGTATCCGATAGCCATGCAATGCTCATCGATAAACATCTTCGCATCGGGCAACCACTCTTCATACGCACCGGCAATGAGGCTGATCGGGCCATATGAACCTGCCGGGCCGATCTCATCATGCTCTTTGAGAACGGACTCGAGCAGTGAAACGGGCTCACAGGGATGCAAGATAAACATCGTGGTGCTCCCACGCATGATCCCCATACATGAAGCCACGGCCTGAAACAAAACAGACCACCGAGTCATCCAGATCATCGCCTGCGCTAAAGATCCGACTGAAACCACGATGTTCATATTCAGTACACCATGCATATCTGGCGTGCCGTTCATCTCAAAGGTCACCAGATAATCACCGATCTGGAGTACTTGCCGAGAGTTTCCAAGGATCTGAGCTGCGATCGCTGATGGGCTTGCCGATTCAGGGAGCCTGAGCTTCGGATCGAACCGATCGGGGTATCGGCTCCCACTGCTCGCAGGAAACATCCATGGGAAGCTGGAGAGCAGGTGAATGAACGGATCGCCCAATGCTAAATACCGCGGGCAATACCCACAGATATCAGTGATCTCGACGATCGCAGGATCACCGAGCTTGGCCCACTCTTCTCCATTCTCCATGATCCTCGATCCGTTGTGATTGAGAGTCAGCGCCATGGACTGAATCGCCTCAGACAGATTCCTACATTGCAAATTAATCATATTTGATCTTTCCTTGTTCAGTGGCACGCAAGCCCGCCACCTCAGTCATTACGCGATCGTAAAACGAAACTCTGGACTCCGGGTCGGCATATTCCTCGGCTTTTATTCGTACATCATCTGCTGATGAGTCAGCATCACTGATCAAGAAGTTTGTGTCGCGTCCCCGCATGGCTCACCCCCGATCGGATGAATGGTTGCCAGATGCGATCGCACAGCAAACCGAGTCAGGATCACAGGGCGACCATGAATATTGGCTGCTTCCTGAGCAAACTTGTCATAGCTTCTGATCCGATCCAGATCAGCACCGATCAATGGATGGCTCCCAGCGCCGGGGATGGTTGCTGCAACAATACCCTCGTTCCCATGCTCATCAATCCCGAGCCACGCATACATACATTTCACTTCCAAGGGCATCTCAATCTCCAATCACTTCATAAACATCTTGATCGCCTGCTCAATTTCGCCAATCTTACTTGGCTCACACTTGGGCATACGACCCAAATCAGCACCGAACCGCCTGTATTTCTTCGTCGCACTGGCACCATAGAGCAGACAGGCAGCATCGACCGCGGCACGGATCAAGCTGGTCTTCGGAGTCTCGAACGAACCCTGCTCATCGATCACTCGTCCCCAGCTGCATGGCTTCCCGTCGAGTGTCGTGATCTTAACCATCAGAGAATCATCCATCCGCTCAACACGGAGGATTGAAGATTTCATCGAGTAAACTGCTTCGTTCATTTCCAGCGTCATGGCGTTCTCTCCAACAGGCATAATCGCCTACACCACTAATATCGAATACGATACCAGACAGTGCAAGCGAAGCATAATGGATTGGAGAATAAATCGCAGATCCGATGATTATCGGAACTCGCCCAGAGACCCAGACCACCGATCAACAGACCCGTCCCATAACAGAGCGTTGCGGTTTGCTGGCTCGGATCCCGAGTGGAACCCATCAGCATCAAAGAACAGCACGCTTTGGCGGGTTTGCACGAATAGCGTCGTCACGGATCGACGGGAATCAGTACCAAACACCGAGAAGAATCCGGCGGGGACATACACATAGCTCGCCCCGGTAAACTGCGCCTGCTCTCGGTCGGACGGGCATACCCACGGATCGTCTGATACCGCCTCCTTGATCTGATCATCCCAGACCGGCGCTGGGGCATCCACAACGCCAGCGAGCGCATCGAACGGAGCAATAAGCCCATCGATCGCACTCACAGAGAACTCGGCGTAGGGGAGCAACCCATCCCCGCCATCCAAGTACATGGTCATCGATTGCCCGATTGTCCGCAAGTTTGCGGAGCAACGGACTCGACGCGCAGACTCCATCGCCCCTGATAAAGCGGGGAGCAGTATCCCGATGAGCATGGCGATGATGCCAATGCTTACGAGCAACTCGATGAGAGTGAAGGCGCGACGATTCAAGGTGCATTCCCTTTCGGGCATGTAGGACAATCGTCCTGAGCGGTCTTGAGACCATCATGCTGACGGAGCTTTATACCAGAGGAACGGCGAGCGCCATCGTCGGGATCGTTCTCGGCCATGTGCTCGAGCACAGAGCGGAGATCAGGATCATCCAGCATACCAGCAAGGGCCACAGCTGTTGCGCCCTTCTGGCGTACACGCCCTTGAGGATGATCGAGCATGCCGATCACGGTCTCTCGGTACATCTCAGCGACATCTCCATCGGTCTCGATACCATTCCCGATCCGCTCACCAACGATCGTGATCGTCGAGTTGAGCAGCTGCCAAGCCTCATACATATCACCATTGGGATCAACCTCGACATCGGGCCATCCCGAGCCGAGGGTGTTGAGAACCCAATCACGATCAGCATCCGACCACTTCACCTTCCGACCTACATGGTTGTAGAGCCGCATGATGTCGTCGTCGTGAGCTTGGCTGAACACATTGCTGGGCTCGAGAGTGACCTCTGGAACCAGCATCCGAAGCCGAGCCGCGTCGGGATTGCTCGCAAAGATGAGAGCACTGATCCCGACATAGCCAACAACGAGTGAGCCGATACCAACACCAACTAATATCACCGATTTCTTAATACGCATACACGCCTCCAATAAACTCAGGAACGATCAAAAACAACTCATCTGAAATTGAACGGACGATACCCCTTCCAGAACATCTGCCAGAATGTCTGGCGCGTGAAGTTGGATTCATCGCACATCTGATCGCACCCATCACGCTCGGTCGCGTTGATCGATCCATTGCGTTGTCCACCAGCACAACAAAGATGGCATGTACCAGCGGAGTCATTCACAGCGGGGCCACAGTTTGCGATACCCCAAACATATCCGGGTGGCAATGCAGCGGCTGCGCTTCCGACGACCATACAGATCGCGGCAACTCCTAGCAAAAGCTTGTTCTTACGCATCTTGATTCTCCTTAAAAAAGGGTGAGAGTGATGAGCCGAGAGCGTCCCCGGCTCGTCACCAGATATAACAGATTACCCCCAAATACGCAAACGATTAGTCACTCAATATGGCAACCAGATATACAAACAGGGCTTACGGCCCTGAAAACCAATGGCGCCTTCGTCCGATAACTGATCAAAGACCCAGAGCTTCGAGGATTTCCCGACCGTAATCGTCACCGACATCTACACCCTCAGCCGTGCGAACCAGCACAGCGAGCTGCTCGGCCATGTTTCGGGTGTCTCCACAGTCTCCATAATCTGGATCTGTGTTTGAATCGTGGCGCTCGATGGTCTGCTCGAGCCGAGCCATCAGGATTCGGCATGCACCGACATTGAGTTTCTGAGTTTCCGAAGCTGAAAGTTTGTTGCGTGCCATGATCAAATCCTCCCGCCAGCACCATCGCTGACACTACTAATATCCAATACGCCAAACGGGGATGCCACCAACAGGATGACGAATCTCCCAAGCCGGGTCAGTCTGTGACGATTAGAGGAACGCCTTGATCTTGCTGAAGCCGTTTGGAGTGAACAGCGACTCAACCGAAACCTTCTCGGACTTGGCATACGCTGTCGATGCCCAAGCCTGAAACACTGCTGGTGCATCATCGCGGAGACCAGTCTCGAGACCACAGAAGTACTTCCACGCGTCGATCGCCGATGCACCCTCATTGATCTCGTCCCAGAGCTGTCCGAGCGTCTTGACGGTCTCAGCACGAACCCAAGCGCGGGTCATGTCCTCTTTGGTAATGGCGATGCTCATCTGGCTCGATGCACGAACCATTGCGGACTTGATTGCTGCGAGTGATTGGATCTTGGTAGCGGTCATGGTTATCTCCCAGTCGGCGTGATTGCCACCCTTAATATCCAATACACAATGCACCAATGCAAAAGACACGCACCATGTTTCTGCATGGTGCGTGCCGGTTGTGACGGTTGGAGATATCAAACCAGAGCTAAAGCGGACTCAAACGCGGTTTTCTTGAATCGGCTGCCTGATCCAAATATCTTGGCTGACTGGCGTGCGTCCGATTCGTCGTCACCCTTCACCGAACGAACATGATCAGACCAGTATGTGAGAGCGTTGAGAGCACCCCAAGCCGTTCCGCGGGATGAATCCAACTCAGCACCGGGGCCGGTCGAAACAGCCTCAACCCACTGAGCGACAACGCCCTCGGCACGCTTGCGGGCGCTGACCTCCTTCTTGGTCTCAGGGGTCGCGGGGACTGCACCCCAAGTCTTGGCATAGACCTCGAGGAAGAACTCACGCATCGACTGCTCGTTCATTTTGGTATCAGCGAGATCCCCAGCCTGATCTGCGAACACGCTGTGACCAGCAATCGTTGAGCGGAGCAATCTGCGAGCATCGTCGAGCTTGTCGAGCACATTGGACTTGTGCTGCAAGCGGATCACATTAGCCTGACCAGAGCTCTTCATACCACGCATGATCGCGTGAAGCTCGTTCATACACACCAAGCGCCGGGTCGTCGCGATCATTGAAACACTCATCGTTCCATCGTGCCCAGTACCGATGTAGGTGATTGGGTTGATGATGTCACCACCGAGATCGATCACCGAATCGCTCTCAAGCTCAAACAGGACACGCTTGCCACCAGCAATCTCGAATGCCCGTGTGAACTTCACATTGCCAGTCTCAGAGAGAGCATTCGCAAGCTCGGCGATCTGGTAGTTGTGGATCGGCTCCCACTTGGCACCGACGACTCCGAGCTGGGCTTTGGTATCCGAGCGGAGCGTCATCTTGTGGGTATCGATCGTCCGACGAATCAACTGATCAGGATTGGTCGGGTCTTCGATCATTGCCGAGAGCGGGGCGGTTTCGACATTCCAATCGAGACCGGCATCTGAGAGGATCGACTGGACATTGCTGTTTACTGCTTGCATACTATAATCTCCCTGAGCGACATCATCGTCGCCACAAGTAGTATCCAATACGCAAAGAACCGTTGCCAATCACATACATCCTATTTCTGGCCACCAATCCAGCGATCGCCGGTCTGTGACGGTTGTAGGGGTTGTGAGGATTACAAAAAAAACCAGCCGGGAATGAAGACCCGGCTGGCGGAGAGTTGGATCAGCTGGAGAGAACAGCTGACCCTGAGAGAAAAACCGAGCAGCCCCAGAGGGAGTGGGACTGCCCAGAGTTGTGGTCGGCATGGGAGAGGATCCCACACCAATAAAGTAAACCGTCGCGGACTGGCAAAGATCAAGTCATCCCGAGAAAATCCGCACAATCAATGACCCGATAACCTCGCAAACAGCCTTCACGATCAACTGTCGTGATAATCCGACATCTCACTCGGATGATTAAATACATCCCTGCGCTTGCCAACCTCATCCTGACCAGCACGCATCCGACGATCGCGGGAACTCTTGCACCCGTTGTTCATCATGGCAGCCGCACCAGCACAAGGGCAAGCCTTCCCGCCAGCGTCCTCGAGAGCCATTCCATCGTCAGTCAACTGAGTAATCTTCATGTGACACGGAAAGAACTGATCATGTTTCCAGATATGATCACAGATCTCCTGAGCCGATTCGTGCGGCCCGGTATACCCCTTCAACGACTTGCGCCGGAATGGACACTCAGAGCATGGAGTCTTCATGACTCGCTCCGATCATTCAGAGCACGCTGGTAATCGAGCAGCGCCCTTCGCTCTTCTTCAACCTTGACAGCATCGATTCCGTAGTATCGCCACGCCACCAGCTCAATAGAGACACGGACATCGAATAGCTCGTCGCTCGAATCATCGTACTTGGCGAGCCGGGCGCTGGAATCGAACGCATCTTCGTCGGTGTGCTCTGAGCTACCTGAACCTTCGCACCAACCCATAAAGTAGATGATCGTGGAGATCCCCGCTTGATGAAGTTTGATCTTCTCAAGCTCGGGCACAGCGGGCAGTTTTGGCATTTCATTCTTCATCGATTACTCCCTGAGTTTGTGATTCCAATCAGATCAGAAACGCCAGCGCCTCCGTCTTTACAGCTATGCATATCGAGCATCTTCGGCGTGAGCGCGTTCTTGTCGAATGGTGGGGGCATCATCATGTCGAATACCAGAGACATCAATATGTTCATGGCGTTCAATCCGTTGGTGCCCGTGGAGTCATCGACCTCACCGCACCGACGACACTTGTACTGGAAGTTGCTCGATTCCTTTTTTCGATCAGCCATCGATCAGCCTCCTTTGTTTTCGTTCGTCTTTGCCACATACTCAGAAACAGTGAGAGCGGGGTTCGCAGACAGGACACGATCAGAATCAGACTTGGTCAACTTTCCGATGTATCTGGCATAGTCGTAACCTTCGCTGTTCACCATGTAGACCTGATCGCCATCAGCCATGATCCGAACCGTGTGACCGACATCGGATTCCGAAGCCTCGGCAACGCACGCATTGAGAGCGTCAATCAAACCACGCTGACCGGGCGACTTGCGTTCGATCGCGATTGGCCGCATGAACCGAACACTCAGCTCGGAGACATCAATCAACTTGATCTCGTCTTCGTAGCCGGGCTTGCATGTGAGTGATTGCTCGATCTTCTGGGTGGCTGATAAGTAAGTCATTGTTCTCTCCCGCGGGCGGCATGCCCTACACCCACATTAGACAATACAAAAAAACACGATGCCACCAACAGCATCGTGAATCTGGGAATATGAGTCCGGTTGTGACGGTTACGCGGTTTTTCCGACCATAATCTTGAATCCAACCCACAGAGCAGCCACGCCACCCGCTAAAACGATACCCATGATCGTCATCATGGACTTGGTTTTTAGACGCTCCGAAGCGAGCCGCCACTCCCTGAGCCGGGCAAAGTCCTTCTGGATACCGATCGGATCCTCATGGTCGAGACCGAGCCGAGTCATCATCTCCGTAACTGAGTCCTCAATGATCACTTCGATATCTTCACGCACAAGCCTTGGTGAAGCGGAGTCATATTGCTTGATCGAGTCGGCGATCAGTCCCTTCAACTCGTCATGTGTCAATCGAACCCCAGCTTCATCAGACATAACAGACCTCCATATAAATCACAGATCGAGAATGGCGTATGCGTCAAGTATACTCGACGGCGCATCGATATCGAGGAACCGAAGATCCCCCGGCGACGATGGTGATGAATGTCTGAACTCCAAAGTATCGGCTGCGGTCGCCGCGAATGATCCGGTCGTAGCAGCGACGGCGATCACAGCATTCCAAGCGCCCGCGTTGATCCGAACATCCACAGTCCCGCCCGGCATGGCATCAAAGATATTCAGGTTATAAGTCCCGGTCGTCGGAGCGTTATAAATAGCGGTCGCTACTGAAGTTGTGACCACGCCAAGGTTCGCCAAAGCGGACAGGGTCGATGTCACATTGAAATCCGTATCCAGCGTGTCAATGGAAGTGAGCACAACCGAATCCACAGTGTGGCGCGTCTCGGCGCTCACCCGGATGCGAGTCGGAACCACACCAGCATTTGATGCAAGGATCTCATTTCTCGAAACACCCGGATTATTCACAGACGACCACGCCGATGAATAGAGCGGAGCATTTACTCCTTGTGGGTCGTTATGCACAACCACTCGATATTCGGTCGTGTTGGCCGCAGGGAAATCTGCTGGAAGCGATGACTCATTGAGAACCTTCAAGTACTCATTGGAGATCCTGAAGTCTCTGCGGGTGAAGTTGTACAGAATGCCAAAGCCGTTCGCGCCAGTGCCAGCAACCGAACTGGATTGATCGATACCAAATGGCCCTACTCCGTACAAAGTACTCCCACCAGACTGGGGGTTGATTGGTGGATATGGACTCGAGGCGCGACTGTTCATGGTCACTGGAGAGTTGGTCGCATCCGCAAAAGCCAACTCATCAGTGTTGGACTCGGTGAGCGGTCTGATATTTACCGTGCCAGTGAATGCGGTATCAGTGACAGTCCCACCAACAGCGATGAACCAGAACCGATCGCCTATCGCACCATCAACTGGAGCTGGAGCTGAATCCAGCATCCCTCGAACCACACCTTGAAGGATCACCTTGCCGGGCGCTCCGGCGATGACATTGGTGAACGAAATGAACTCCCCATTCAGGATCCCCAAGTTGGCAAGCGAATCACCGATCTGTGACTGCGAAACCGTCTCGATTGCCTCGAGGATCTCAGCCGAGCTATCCGGGATCGTATCGAGGGTGATCGTCCCACTGGTGGTGAACGATGGCGCGAGCGCCGCATCGAGCTGACCACCGAGCATGAACGCGGAGAGCGACCCGACATTGACCGTATTCGATGCGTCCACGATGTTCGCTGAGAATGCACCATCGCCCTGATTGCGAAGCCCAATCCAGATCCGGTCTGCCAGACCCGGCGACTCTGGATCGCGATCAACGAACGCTGCTGGGGCCTCAAAGACCTGTCGATCGACTAGAGGGACATCAACAACCACATTGACAGGGGGAACCCATCCGCCAACTCCGGGTGGCGTGAAGCTCGGTGTGACAGCAACAAATACATCCTGAACACCTTCGAGTACAATCCGTCCATTTGTCAACTCCCCGGTATCGAGCTTGGTGATTCGTAGAGGCAACTTGGTGAACCCGAGATCTGGATCAGTCCACGCGATCACATCGCCGGCGTTGAGCAATGAGAACTCTCGACCAACTTCGATCGTTGCCCTTGCGAGCGGGAACGATGACGACCGCAGATCTCGCCACGCAATCTGACTGGCGAGATCCGCATCCTTGACACCGGGGTAAGAGATCTCAGACCTGACGATCTGACCGATCTGGATTCGGATATTCGCCATGTCCTGAGCTGGCGCGTATGTCTCTTTGTACTCGAGAGCACGATCTGAGAACCCTACATGGAGGATGTTCTGGGTCTCGCCCCATGAACCCCTCGAGTAGTTCTTGATGCTGATCACATTTGATGGATCGAGCTGTGGGATCGCGTCGATGTTGTACCCACCCCGAGCGAGATTGACATCCCAAAGCCCGGTCGTCCGATTCAGGAATACCACACCATCAATCTGTCGCTGAAGCTCTTGGAGCAAGTCGAACGCTTCACGGTTGCTATCCAGCACCATGCTGAACCCATTACCCTCGAGGCGCAGGGTCTCGGCTGCCAGAGCAAACCGCGCGACATCGATATCGCCACCGGGCAGACCCAAGCCCCATTCGTCATCGGTGAGCAGCTCATAGATCACATTCATCACATTGCAATCGTTTCCACTGTTCACAGTCGGCGTAGCCAAAGACAGGCCATTCGGAATCCGTCGCATCTCAAACTGCCACGGCTTGATACTGGTACTGGTACCAAGCATCATCCCCTCGAGCGTGATATGGCATGTGCCCCGGTATGCAGGTGTCACGCCATCCTGAGACTGG